GTTTTGGAAGTTTCCTGCAGGTGTTGTACCGAAAGTACTCTCTGCTAAGAAAGATAGTGTGGAACGTGAACCCTGTGCGAAGGCCATTTATATTCTCCTATTTAAATATGTACCAGCCAATATTAACTGGAACGATGTACCAAGGGGTATCTAACAAACCTACAGAGCGTTCTGCATAATCTATAGATACCAGTAAAGTTTCTGAACCTGTGTTATAACTAATGTCTGTAGTTGCTTCAAAAGCTTCTATTACAGTGTTTGCTAAGTCATCAGCAGTGTTTGGTCCAGTACCTTCGGCAGCATGACAAAGAACCCTAAATAGTCCTTGATATCTTTGCTGAGGGCCTGTACCCATTACGGAAGGTCTACGAATTGTCGGGGTAAAAACTGGTCGTAAAAAGCTAGTACCAGTTGTAGGGCTGAAAGCTACATTTTCGTAGGCAACATCAGCTATATTTTCAGTGTCAAGTTTTGTTTCTAATGCTCGACGTATGTGATGATAGATAGAAGCCATTATGTTAACACATTCCTTAACTGATCAAATATGCCGTGTCTAAGTTCAACATATTTTGCATGAGGTGCATTATTTACTATAGTAGCCCCATCTAAGGGATCTATGGTTTCTAAGCTAGATCTAAGTCTAGTTTCCATCTCATTAAGAACTAAGTCAGCGGCAACTCCTCTTTCTTTTCTGCGAGAGGTTTCTCCGCTCCCTGATCTATTCCCTCTTGTGTTGAGGTGCATAGAATTAGCATAAGCTCCTGTATCTACAGGTACACTTAAACTTAAGAAATCTATACTTTGATCTAGCGCTTTGTATATACGATTTCTTGCAGCTTGCTCAAGTCTTTTGCTTTTCTTTGCGATACGAGCTTTTTTTACTGTAACCTGCATTATTCCCTCACGTCACAGATATAACAAATAGCTTGACCTGCAGAATACATTGTAAGCACGTTAATGATATTTACTGGATCACCATTACCTACGATTAAATCTTCTGTATCAGGACTTACGGCTAACCCTAGAGCGGAAATAAGACATTTTCTCATACCACTCTCTACGTTATTTAAGTCAGATACACCTAGTTCATAGTTATAGAAGTATGCAGTCATAGCGTAATCGGTGGTAGTGGTACTTCCTACTGCACTAGTAGCAGGGTCGTAGTCACCATAAGCTTTCTTACGTAGTGTAAGAGTCTCTCCATGCTCTTCTACGAGCTTTAAGAGGTCGTATGCTCTGAAGCCCATTAGTCATAATCCCGAATGTACTGACTATCATTAGGTGGGTTGTCAAACTGTCCTTTAGAGAAAGCAGCAGAGGGTCGATCAGTAAGAGCCTGAGCTGCATCTATTGCAGCCTTAGAAATACCACCTGCTTTTAAACTTGAGGATGTCATTGAATACTTTTGACCTTGCTCACGAAGGTCATCAGACAGGGCTTTATACTGTTTAGCTAAGTCGCTATACTCTGCCGATAAAGCCCCATCTAGTTTTGTTGTAACTCTTCTGGCAAACTGTGCAGATATAGTTCTGGCTGACCAAGAAGCAGCAAAGTAGACGTTATCATTAGCTTGGGACAAGGCAAAAGTAATCTCTTCGTTCTTAATGAGCTGATCGTTAGTGTCAGTGTCACCTATTAGAAGTCTTACCACATTTAATCGACCTGCAGCCGTAGTAGTAACTAGATTAGTTTCGTCATATGTCCAAGCCATTATTCAGCCTCTAAGTGTCCGTAGTTCCTTCGCCAGGAGCGAATCAAACCTGCTTGTTTATCTTTTACCTTAGAGATTCGACATCTCTTGCGGTCATACTCTGAGTTACTTGAAGTCTTAGCTTTAACCTTTTCGTTTATAGTCTTGACTAAGATGTTTAACTGTTCTCCAGTCATTTCATCTAAGCCGTCTCCTACGGAAGGTTTAGCTACTTCTTCCAACTCTTCGTTATGATGTAGATGGTGCTCATTATACAAACGCTCAATGTTTGCTTTAGGTAGACCTCGCTCCTTCCAAGGAACGAGATCACCTTTTGCATAACGCTTACCATTCATCAGCAATCCCTGTGGATTTCTAACGAAGAGTGGCTTATCATATTGAAATGGTGGTCGGGTCATTCACCTACTCCTTATGACAAGATTGTGTTGAAGAATACACCTAGGTCAGCACCTACAACCTTTTGGTCGTAAGCCATGTTTGCTTCTAGGAGTTCTGCAACACCTTCTACACGTAGGAAATCGCCAGAGTATGAACGAATGTCGATACCATAGCCAGATGCATTATCTAACTCATTCCATGTGAAGTTGTAACCTGCTGATGGAACCATCAACCCTGCAGATGCAGGAGCGTAGTACAATGCAGCTTTCTTAGTTGCTACAAAGTCTAGTGACTCTGCTACACCTTCTGCAGAAGAGTTTTCGATTGCGTCTACGATGTAGTACTCAGCAACCTCAAAGATTTCTGCTAGTTTAGCTTGTGTCACCAAAGCAGTGTTGGTTACAGTTGCGCCACCGTTGATACGTGCAAGTACGTCTGGGTGGTTGACTAGTGTATCGTGAACGTCACGAGTTACAACCATTTTGTTTGGCTTGAAGCCACCAGATGCTTTTTGCATTGCTCTTCGAGCAGCAGTTACGTCAACGATTGGAGTTGAGTTTGTATAGTCATCCCACTGTGTGACTTCTGTTGCAGTATCGTTATCTGCATTTGCAACACCGTCATATTCTGTAGTCCAGATACTTGTACCAAAGAATGTTGACATCCAACGGCTTTCACGATCAATCAAGAGATTGTGTGTTAGCATTTCTGATGCACCTCTTCGGATGTCCAAAGCTGTGTCAGCGTTAGCTAGTGTTTCGAAGTCAAAGTCTGTTGACAATGAACGAACTTCAGCAGTGTAAGTAGCTGTTGAGAGGCTCATACCGATTCTTTGTGAACGTGTACGAGGCGCACGAGCAGTTACTTCATTGCGAAAGAAGTTCTCGCGGTCGTAGATGTAGTACTTGTTAGTCTTCTTGTCTACAGCTACGTTTGGGAAAACCTTATCAGCGATAAAGTTATTTTGGTCTTGTAGGTACGCTACCGTTAAGTTTGTAAGCGGCTGATCTATATGTACCTGAGATGCGGTTAACATAGGCATTGTTGTTATTCCTTCTTATCTACAGGTTACGCAGCAGCGTTACCACCTTGGATTAATTCGATTGCGATAACTTGACCGTCAACCCCTGCCTCCAAAGCGTAACCCATTACAATATTTCCTGTGGAAGCAGTTACAGCGTCCCCAGAGGCGTCAGTAGCTACAGATGCTCCTGCTGCAATGGTTCCACCTGCAGTAACTACAGTTTTACCACCTACAACAACAGTTGCTTCACTACCAGATGCAGGGTCATTTATAACTACACCCATGCAGTTTTCACCTGCGGAGTCAGCTAGGTCAACTTGACCATCTGATTCCAATGTTACGAATTTAAATTGAGAAGAAGATAGGTCCTCTCCTGCAATGAATGTACGTGTATCACGAGATTCTTGTACAGCCATAATTACTCATCCTTTTCATAAGTTTTAGCAATAAGGGCTTTACCCTCTGCTGTTTTAGAGATGGCATCAAAAGCAGTGTATTTGTTGACACCATGCTCTGCAGCATGAGCCTCTACCATCTTATCCAATTTAGTTTGTGGGTCTAGCATATCAGCATCAACTGATTTCTCACCAACCTCATCCATAGCAGCAGCAAAAGCAGCATCAGCTCCTTTAAGTGCTTCTAGGACTTTTTCGTCACCCTTAACAACGTCAAGTAGTTGCATAGCAACTTCAACGTCAAAGTGAGGCAATTCAGCTTCAGCAGATTTACGTAGCTCAGACTGACGCTTTTCTACTGCAGCTTCTTCAAGAGCTTTCAAGACAGGAGCAGGGATATCTGATTTAACAACCATCTCTCCACTTACTTCGATTGTCTCTACTTCTTCTTTCTTTGCTATTTCATCAGCTTTAATTACAAAGCCATTTTCAATAAGAGCCTTACGAAGTTTTTCGTTGTCAGCTTTTAGTGCTTCGACTTCAACCTCTAGGCTCAGATCTACTTCTTCTTCATCGGACTTTTTCATGTCCATGTTATAGGCTTTCATAGCCTCTTGCTCAGACATACCTTTATCCATGTATGGCTTGAGCTTTGCTTTCATGTCATCAGACATCTTTTCGACTGTTTCTGTCATGTTATCCTCTTCGGAATTGTCACGCTTGTACAGAGCAACCTTGGCAGATGCATTAGCAGGGCGATCCACCAAAGATAATTCGTCAAGCTCTAATTGCTTAAGAAGGTTCATCTATCTTCTCCTTAATCGCACGACCGCCAATGCTGAAGGCCGCAAGTTCACCAGATTTGACCATCTTCCAGACTTCTTCATCATAGACTTTATAAGCTACGACCCATCCTTCTCGGTCACTCTGAATGCCAAGGCTGTCCCCAATCTCTTTGGTGATTGGTAGGGAATGAATAACCATTCCTGTCTGTTCGCCTGTGTGCATTGTTTTACCAACACGTACATTTTCCATGAAGTCATTCACGGCTTTAACTAACGTGTCTGGTTCGATTACGTCACCCTGACGGTCAACTACTCGTTCACCTTTCTCAGTAATGACGGAAGCCCATCCGTAGACTATACGCTGTTCATCGTCAGTCTTTAGGATTTGGCCTTCGATATCCTTTGTTAAATCACTCACTGATCTACCCTTCTCCCACATACGGCAAGACCAATAACGAGCAGAGGTCTTATCTGATGCGGTATCGCAAGAATGTCTGCTGCGGAAATTAGCTCTAGCCTTTGGGTCATCTCGACGGATTTCCATATTAGGATCACCAAAAGTAACTTTCTTGGTTTTGTCTCCGTCCTTTACGTAAACTCCAAACTTCTTGCTTGATCCTGCAGGAAGTCTGAAGGGTTTATTTAGGGGCTTATCTGCTTTATCAATCTGGTCCTGTGTTGGTAGATCGCCTCCATCCCATACTTGTGACTTCCTTGTACTAAGAGGATGTTTAGAAGGTAGGAGATCAGTATCATGCTTACCACTACGGAAGCGACCTGTACGGATGGTACGTAGGAAATTGTTGACACGAGCCATTGCCCACTGTTCGGGAGATGAGACGTTAGGACGAACCGATCCAGGATTTGTCTTATATGCGCCTACACCTCTGTTATAAACCTGACGTAGCATAGAGGTAGTTACCTTACCCTTGCTACCATGTTTAGCATTATGTTCTTTTACCTTAGAAGCTAAGGTACTAGTCTCTACTTTAGTTACCTGTTCAATAACCGCAGAAAGGATACGAGCTAATAAGTCTGATTCTTCTTTCTGCTCTTCTTGCGGAATCTCTTTAATACCTGCAAGATCTTTGTGATAGTTGAGATATTCTTCATGCGTTTTTGCAGGCATGTAATAAACATTAGCACCAACTTCATGAGTATGAATGTCACCGTCAAAACCTAACATAAAAGATCTACTACGAGCTTCCGCAGGGCTAGTAAAAATATCGTTGTCCATTTGTCGCTTCTTAGTAGAAGCCCATTTATCTGAATTTGACATTATAATACCTTGGCTATGTAACCTTTGAAAATACCAAACGCTACAACATTGTTTGTCTCTGTCTCACATCGAACACGAATATCAGCGTTCTTTGGAACAATGATAGGTGGATCTAGAGAAATATCGGATGCTCCACCTGTAGAAGAAGCTGTAAAGCAACCTGCCTGTCGGAACACTTTACCTGACTCTCGTATTTCTACATAAAAGTCTACAGCACCTGCTTGCTTAACGCTTACTGCCCCATAGAAACCAGTTACGATAAAGTAGTCATTCTTACTAAAGGTTGTTGCAGCTTTGAATGACTGTTGAAATCCTGCAGGTATATCAATGTGTATCTTTGTTGCGTCTGTAGGAACACCACTAGAGATGGCTGCATTTTCATAGACTACAACACGACCTACAAGTTCTGTACTATCACTGTTGTATATACGAGATACACGAGCTAAGTCTGTTGTTAATCCTACTGCATTCTGACCATCTAGAGTGGCTGTCTGAACAACAAAGGTAAACTCTCCATTGTCTACGGTATGACCTTCAATCGTTATCTGTTGTGTGTCAGACGCAGAAGAAGATGAGATAAATGCAATGTCATTATCTGTAACGTAGACTTCATTACCACCAACCGTCCAGACTGTCTCTAATGCGGTTGTACCTAACTCTGCAGATCTACCAAACTTAACCAGAGACTTAGCTTTGCGGTCAATAGAAACTTTATCACCGTAAGTCTGCTGTATTTCACGCTCACCTTGAACAAGTCTTGCATCAGGTACTTCGTATGCTCTGCGTGTCCAACCACCAATCATTTGTTCTATTTCCTGTGTTTCTTGGGCAAGTGTAGGGTCGGTAGTTGCTTCTACGTCTGGGAAGAGAGTGACGATTGAGCTAGGTGTTAATTCGTGATCTTGTGTAAGATTTGCAGCTTCTAAGTTTGGAGTACCTGTTATGAAAGATACAGGACTTAAACTTTGTGTAAACGATACACTTGTTGTTCCTACTTCTGGATCACCAGATACGAAACTCGTAGTGTTAAAGCTATGGTCTTGAGTTAAGGTGGCTGTCTGGGGGGTTGGAGTGCCACTCGTAAAACTCGTTACATTGAAGCTGTGATCTTGTGTAAGATCAACATCAGCAATCGAAGGACTTCCACTCTCTAATGCTACAGTGGAAAATGTCTCATCTTCTGCCATTGTCAGATCAGAGACTACAGAGTTTCCTGTAGTAATATCTGATGCTGTTAGATCATGGTCTTGAGTTAATGTGGACTGATTAACTTCTGGCGTACTTGCTGCTAAAGCTGTAGCCGTTAGACTATGATCTTGGCTTACTGTGCTTTGGTTAACCTCAGGAGTTCCTGATGTAAACGCAGTAGCTGTAAGACTGTGATCCTGCGTGAGGTCTGTCTGATTGACCTCTGATGCCCCAGTGGAAAATGACGTAGCCGTTAAGCTGTGGTCTTCAGTAAGTGTTGCGTTAGCTACTGAGGGCGGCTGCGTGACAAGATTACTTGCCGTTAGCTCTATGTTGACTAAACCGCCCCCATCATCGCCTAGAGGATTAGAGGCTAATGGGGAAAAGCCTGTCATTTATATATCCTTAAGCGTCCACTAATATCTCTTTTATTGCATAACTTGTTGAGTTGGCTGATGTTGGTGTAACACGTAGGTTCATGTAACTTCCAGATTCAACTACCTCAAACGTACCTAGAGAATCATGCGTGTAAACCTGTGCGTATTCTGTAGCATGTGCATTCGTACCATCATTTAAGAGTAATAGTTCAGATACTTGCGCTTTCTCAACCTCTGGCTCTGCTACATAAAAATCAAAGTTACCGATTGTAGCACCATAACGAGCTTCGTAGAAACTTACATTGCTAGATGTTAAAGTAATCTCAGGGCTTCTTAACCAGAACCTGTCATTTAGTGATGTAGGACTAGAGGTTTCTGTGTAAAGATAGAAGCTAGTGCTATCACCACCAGTGGTTAAACCTGTTAGGCTTGAGCTTGTACCACCAGAGTCTCTGTTCCATCTTTCTCCAGTTGTACCTGTTGCAAGGCTAGACCAAACTACATCGTTGTAGTTAGAATAACTTCCAGAAGTACTTGTTTGCCACCCTGTTAAGTCTGAAGTAGTCTCAAAAGTATAGGTAGAACCGTTTACATTTATTTCATCTAACTGAAGGTCTGCACGAAAAACTGTACCACTAGAGGCAACTTGGTGCTTAAATACTAAACGTATTGTTTGACCTACATAGGCGCTTAAGTCTACGGTTCGTTGTGTCCAAACAGCATTATTACCATATACGTTGAATAGGCTAGATCCTAGACCACCATCAGTCCGTTTTGCCCTAATTAACAACTTTGCAGCATCGTAAGTGGGCATATAGTAGCTTTTTAGCGTGGTAATAGCAGTTGTAGCGGTAGTATGTGTAGATTCACCTAATAGACCTCCAGTTGACCATGTAGCAACGCCTGTTGCATTTGAAGTTAGGAATTGCCCTGATGCACCTCCTGATGTAGGTAAGTACCAACTGTTGTTTATCCTAAGACCTGAGCTGTTGGCTTCTATTCTCTCTGTGCCACCAGTTACAACTCGCCATTGGTCTGATGCGTGAAACTGAGTGTAGGTATTGGTATCACCTACAGAATAAATAGCACTGTCTACATACAAGTTAGTAAATGACGGAGAGCTAGTGGTTGTTAACGCTTGGTTGATATTTTTGACTGCAGTTGCGTCTGTAAAATCACTTGCAGGTATAATATCATCAGCAATAGCGGTAACGAATACAATAGCTGATCCACTGAGATTTAGAAGAGATCCTGTAGAACTTTCTACTAACGTCCTAGATAAGGTTGTTCCACTAGACGTATAAGTTCCTGTACCAATCTCAAAAGCATCTCCATCCTCTATAACATAACTAACTGTGTTACCATTTATTATTCCACCATCAGCAAAAGTCTGAAAGCCAGTTTCGGCTGCACCTAATGTTACAGTCCCAGTACCAGTTGTCGATGTCGCAACCTTGACTCTGTTGGCTAGAGTGACCATAACTTACCTTATGCAGGATCAGGAATACCGATTGTGAATGAAGCTAAAGAGAATGTGTTACCTGATGTTACGCTCTGAGAGGCGCTGAGAGAGCCTGTGGCAAGCAAACGAGAGTTTGAGGTGTCAACTATAGAAAAATGCGTTGCAGTGCCAGAGCCGCTTACAGAGCCGTCTGAGATAGCACTTACAACTACCTCTCTTCCTCCACCACTACGGTCAGAGGGAGCAGCTATAGCAAGTGACGTAGAATTACCTAAAGTGTAGGTACTTGTCGCTTCTGCGTAGGTTGTTGCCTCTTGTGAGGTAATGTCTATACGATTTGCCTCAGTATCTAGTACTGTAAGCCCATTGTCGAATACTCTGTCTGCTAAACTAGCCATTTTCCGCTACTTTCTTTGGTGGAAGCTCTGCGTTAGCCAACAGAGCGTTAACTATGTCTTCTTGGTCGCTTAAATCTATGTTTGCACCATTTAGGTTACGTAGGTAAGCACCTAGCTCTCTTAGGTCATGTGGAGCAACGTCTCCTGCACATATCTTAGGCATTAGATCAAAGTTTAGACCATTCATATGCCAAAGAGGTTCTACCAGTTGCTTATTAAGCACATCAAAGATAGAATTTATGTATGACTCCATAGATCGTAAGAATAAATCAGTTTTAGACTTACTTAGAGCATAGGAACCGTTTTGTCCTGCACCTAGCATAAGAAACTCTGCCATGACACTTCTAGCTATGTCATGTTGGTATCTTTGCACAATAGGGTGTATATCTACATTCCTAGTTCCGTTAGAGGCAATAAGCTCGATATCAACAATGCGCTGATTAGTAGGCTTACCGTCGGCATCCCTATAAACATCAGAAGGAAGTAAAGCGTAGCCCTGCTCGTTAAACTTAAGGTCACGTAATATCTTCTCCATTTGTGCTCGGACAGAAGCTTGGTCGGATGTAGCGTCGGGACTTAGGTATTCTGCAGCGATCCTACCAACAGGTACACCATGTAACTCACGTTCAACTGCCACTGCTTCTATGTTTTGTAGATTCTTAAGATATTGGTAAGAAGAGTATGCATTACGCAGGATAGAACGTCCTGATGGGTCGTTGTTCGTGTTCGTCGTCTTGTAGTGTAGTACCTTGTTAGCCGGGATGTAAATAGACTTAATTCCGTAGTTTTGCTCCTGGCGGACACCCAGGACATCTCCTGTTGTCTTATCCACATCAAACCGCTCAATCGTCCATTGTGCGCGAGATGCAAGCTTGCGTACTCCGATACGACCATCGGTATACTTAGAGTATTTCTTTCCTGCACGGAAGTCTGGTCCACGTCTCCGCTTGTAGACAACCTCAAAGATTGAGAATCCAAAAGTCAAATGAGACAACGCTTCAGAGATGTGGTCATCTAGGGAATGTTCCATATCCTCTAGAATACTCTTAACGAAGTCTGCCTCCTTCTTAGCTTCATCCGTATCATTTGCGGGTTCTACATAGTAGTCAACATCGCGTAAGACTTGTTCTGTAGCATACATGATAGCGCCAATAGTGCTGTCGTTATCACGCATTTCACGGTACTTGCGAATAGCTCGCTTTCCCTTAAGATCAGGTAGGAATTCATCGGCACGTATTGTGCCATCTTTAGTGTTAGAGCCACCTTGCCCTAATTCCACCTTTCCTAATTCTTCCGTTAACTTCTTCATTGATTAGCCTAGGTATATCTCTGACTCAAGACCTTTAGCACTGGCGTAGGCTAGACGAACATTGGGGGTGGATACGCCATTTAGCATAAGGTCGGTTAATGCCCAGACACACGCATCGAGTCTATCAGGAGAGCCTATTGAGCCTAAAGGTTCCCAAGTCCTCATCTGTGTTTCGAGTTCGTCTAAGCCTCTTACGTGTTTTACTTTTTCTTTCTCATATAACGCAGAGATAGGTTCAGCTCTCGCCATTTTACCCCTCGAAGCATGGACCAAACGGATAGGCACTGTTTCATCTTCCGCTTCAAGAGTCCTACGAACCATTTCACCACCTTGGTTACGCTCTGCCACAATGCGATCAGCTTTGTACTTATGGTAGAGGGAAATAGCTTTTGCAGCCCATTCCGCAGGTGAGTAACGATTTGTTGCATCTTCCAAGACATAGCCAATTCCATTTACATCTATTCCTGCAACTACCAACCCTGTCATATCACTTTCTGCGTTAGAAGTAATGGCAGGGTCTAAGGAAACTACAATCCTATTGAGTTGAGGAACATCTTTGGGGTCAACTTCACAGGCATCAAGCATCTGGGTAGACCAGAGAGCGCCATCAGCCTCCTCAAGCATTTCTGCGTATAATTCCTGTCGGCCTAGTCGAGTTCCTTCGTATTCTTTCCTGATACCCTCTAAGAAGGGTGTAGCTAGATTCTGAGCGTTATCGAAGGTAGATCCATGTGTGATATAACTTCTATCGCTCTTGAGTAGGTGTCTCATCAGTTTTGTCGGTTTGGGTGTGGTAGTAATCATCACTTGAGGATGTTTACCAAGACGAAGAGTAAACTGTAGCATATCCCATACATCTTGTTGGTTACGCCATGCTGCAACTTCGTCTGCCCATGCCGCGTGGAACTGAGGTCCACGTAAACGCTCTGGGTCTTCGGCTGAGAAAAACTCTGCTTTTGCTCCGTTAGACCACGAGATTGTGTTATTCGTCGGACTCCATACTGGGTAGCCCATCTTAGCGCCACGGTAGGTCTTGTCGTGTTCCCAACATACATTAAGGAGACCTGACTCCCCTTCTACCATAACCCTACGAATATCACCTTTAGTAGGAGCTACACAAGCAATACGCTTAAAACCTTGCTTTATCTTGTGTCTAACCCACTCAGCACCTGATCGGGTCTTACCTGCTCCTCGTCCTGCATTGAATACCCAATAGTCCCAATCTCCTTCTGGTTCTAGCTGATCGTCTCTAGCCCAGAAAGGCCATGTGTACTTCAGCTCTTCTACCTGCTTAGGTCCTAGTTCGGCTAAGACTTGCTTTAGTTTATCAGGTGAGAGAGACCTTAGAGTGTCTGCTCTTACCTCAGGAACCTGTATTGCTGTCTTCTTCTTGTAATTCCGAACCATGTCCTAGGAGACTCATTAGAGAGTTGATTGCGCTTGCGTCCTCGTCGGGGTCTCCTTCGACCTCTTCAAGCTGTTGGGTTTCTTTTGGACTCCATCCTGCTTTAGAACGAAGGAATAATTCCTGCGATGGAAAATGTCCATCTATGGCTTGCTGTATAACTACGTTACCAACACGCTGAGTAATGTCAGCTCTAGCCTCAGCTATGTCTCCACCATAGAGTTTGTAGAGCATAGCGTTGTTTCTAGGCGCATCTTGAAAGCGTTTGTTGATAGTAGCCAGTATATCTTTAATCTGTACGCCATCAGCAACTGCTTGACGGACGTACTTAGCTATAGGCTCACTATAACGTAGTTTAGCGTTCATTTCGACTTCTTTCTAAGGATGTAAGCACTTCTGGCGTATATCCAACGCTCGTTCAACATATAAAGGGTGGGGAGGTGCGATATATTGCCGTAGAAGGGGCTATTAGGCGCATATAGTGCTTAATACGGAGATTTCAAGGGGTTAGACTAAAATAATTAACTACAAACCAAGAAAAGTGACATATAAGTCACTATTTTCTTTTGTAACGGCTAAAAAACAGTATAGTGTTGATCGTTGTGTTAAGTGTAACCATAATAAGTATCCACCACTGCCACCATAGCAGTCCTGTTAGTTCAAACATCTACTTCTTTCTACTACAAACCTCTGGGGAGCAAGTCCAGATCGTACTTAAGAGTCACTTAGGTCTAATTACTTCTTATAGCTAGAAGTTAGTAAGGAACCTAAGAAACACTTAAGATAGGATCTTAATGTGCATATAGTATGTCAAGAGGGAAAATCAAGTAGGTGCGACAATCTGTCATACCTCAACCTATTTTCTTATGTTACAAATCAGGTTGGCTACGCCAGGCTTAACGCCCTCGGCTTAGAATGCCGAGGGTCTCACGGTTAAAATGGGTTGCCAAATAGCAGCAAGGTGGATACCACTGGCAGCCCTAGATATAGGGCTAGCCAGATAAGCAAGAGTAGAGCAGCTTTTACACTGCTCTTTAAGATCTCAGAGATCAATTTGCTTTGGCAGCGGGTTCAGCTGCCGCCTCTGCTGCCGCCTCTGCTGCCGCCTCTGCGTCCGCTTTCGCTTTCGCAATGGCTGCGTCATAAGCTTTGAAGATTACTTCGCGTTTTGCACCACCAAGCTTGGTTGACATATTCTCTTTGAGAGCTGCAATGTAATCAGCCTCTTCGAGTTGTTTGTGAAAGTTACCGCTAGCGATAAACTCTGCACAAATTCTAGTTAACGTACCATGAGCAATGTGCTTGCGCTGTTGCTTGGTCATACGGCTTTCGCCAAAAAAATCAGACATAATAAAATCCTTTCTGTCTGTAAGAGTTAAGTTGAAACTATGGACAGGTTGCCCTTCGGCCTAGGCTTACTAGACTGACAGATGCGGATCTCGCTGATCCTAGAACCTATATTGGTTCCCTGTCCATACACTAGTAGTACCAGATGTAATCCTAACCTGCAACAAAAAAATACATAAATAGATACGATTTGTTTGCATAGGTAGGTTGCGCTCTATGCATAGCTCTAGGCTAGGCTCTAGGCCAAGATCCTAGCTATGCGCTTAGACCAGAGCTGGTATGCGCTCCCGGCATAGCTCCTGGCCTGGCTCCTGGCTTAGGCTCTAGCCAGGACCCCCGATAGGAAATTAACTAAGACCCCCGATAGGAAATAGGGGGAGGCTATCGCCTGGCTCCTGGCCAGGCTCCCGGGTTAGACCCTAGATAGGAAATGAGGGGAGGCTGTCTCCTGGCTCCTGGCCTGGCTCCCGGGTTAGACCCCGGCCTGGCTCCTGGCCTGGACCCGGGTTAAGCTCCTGGCCTGGACCCCGGATAGGAAATAGGCTAAGGTCTAACCTTTTTTACTCGCTAGGCGCCCGGCCTGGCTGCAGCATAAAGCCCCAAGAAATACCCCTAGGTAGAAATATGTGATCACAAACTAGAGAATAAATAGCACCGTAACCTATTGTTATTGCTAGGTTTATTTCTAGGTTTGTTTGTAGCTAGTAACCCGGGTTTATCTCTAGTAGAAAAACTTAGCGCTTGACCCAGAGCATTTAAAATGGTACGGTCTTAGTGCAGGACAGGTGTGTCTTGTGGGCTAAATCCTAGAGGTACTCTAGGGACAGCTCTAACACTAAAACATAGGAGGCAACATGAGAGATTTTCACCAAGCTCTCGCCGGGATGGAGGTCGATGGCATTAGCCTAGACAATCTCGGTCTCAGCAGCCGTACACGTAGACGGTTGCATATGTTCCTAGACGAACTCATAGTCAGAGACTATTCGAAAGAATATCGTGAAGTCTCGCAATTAGACTGGGGCGAAGATCGGGAACACCAGATAGAGAAGCTCATAGAATGGCGTGAGAATTCACGTAAGAGCGTTGAACTGGTACTTAAAGTGTTCATGCCTAACGTAGATGCAGAATTTCCTAATGCTCTAGTAATTTGGCCTACGGTCGATTCTAGGGGAAAAGGTAGAAGCTCTAGACAGGCTATGAAAATAGGACGTGCGCTTAGGCGGATGTTCCCAGTACTAACTGATACTGAGATTGATAACTTAGTTGACGTAGTTAAGTCTAAACTTATAGAGCAAGAATTTACCTATCGCGTCAGTAAAGAGGCTAGCGCTTTCAAAAGAGCCTACTCTTGGACTCAGGCAGATTCCCAGAATATAGATACAAATTGGTCTAAGAAACATATGAGCAATAGTTGTATGCGCTATGAGTTTGACAATTTACCTATGCATCCGTGCGAGGCATACGCTAGCGGTGACTTCGAGATGCATTGGTTAGAAACACCCGAGGGTAAAATTGCAGCGCGGAGCGTAGTAGCCGTGGCTAGGGCAGGGGCTAAGATAACGCCTCAACCTGCGCCTATATATGCGGTTAGTGAGGAAGCGTGGCAGTTTCTCTGGGATAAACTCAAGAGTGCTAAATGCTTACCTATAGCTGATAGCGATTGGGTAGGTTGTCTGCTAGTAACTCACTTCTATAATGAGGTTAACGATATGGACGGTATGATAGCCCCCTACTTGGATCTTGATCCTAGAGGGTTAGAGTTAACCGACTGTAATAAGTATATGGTTGTTTCTAGACGTGGATCTATAGATGCCTCTAGTTATAGCGGTGTACTCTTTACTGGGGATCGTTTTACCTGTGCAGGTTGTGGTTGTGGTGTTAGCGATGAGGATAGATATGTCCACTATAACAGCCATGATGACAACAGTTGGTGTGAAACGTGCTACTGGGAAACCTACATAAACTGCGAGAACTGCGGTGAGGATGAGCCGATAGACGGAAGTCGGGAGGTTCAGCGAGCTAGTGGTTTTGCTCAACAATGGTGCGAAATGTGCTGCGATAATCACGCAGTCTTATGCACAGACGGAGAGCTATGGCAGGATGAGGACGTACACCTTACAGTCTGTGGCGACTATATCTCTCAGGATGAGTATGATAACTGTTGGTTTACTTGTGCTCTTAGCGGTGAGATCTATCATATCGACTCAAAGCGTAGCCTAGACAATGGCGATAACGTAGCTATAGAAAATATCGAGGATCACAATGCGTTCTTTGATACTAAGTATACCTTTGACGCAACCAATGACTGTTACTTTCTAGACGATAAACCAAGAGAGGAGGATAGAGACAGTGCATAGTTTAACTAGCATGCTAAAGTATAAGCGCAAGCCGCGTACTGATAGCATAAAAGATTTCTCGGAGCGGTTCTTACACCCAACGTTCGGGTTGCCAGATAAGCACGGGAACTATGAGTTGATCATAGGGGATAATCCAGAAATCTGCTTTGCAGCGCATTACGATACAGTCCATAAAGACGACGGTATGCAAAACGTGCAAATCAGTAATCAGATAGTAAGGTTAGCAAAAGGCTCTAAGTCTAACTGCTTAGGCGCTGACTGTGCTACTGGTATCTGGCTAATCCTAGAGATGATTGATGCAGGAATCGAGGGCGTTTATGTAGTCCATGCCGAGGAAGAAAGCGGTTGCGTAGGTTCTAGCGCAATGGTCGCAAGTAATCCTAAGTGGATGCATAACCTCAAAGCTGTAATTAGTTTCGATAGGAAAGATAAAGAGTCTATCGTTACGCATCAAATGAGTATCAGAACCTGTAGCGATGCCTTTGCAGTTAGTCTGGATAGTATACTAGGTTTAGGTATGCGTCCTGACGATGGGGGTAGCTATACCGACAGTAACGAGTACGCAAATGATATCTCAGAGTGTACGAATATTTCAGTCGGTTATCTCTATCAGCATACGCCCAACGAGCAACAGGATTTGCAGTTTGCAGCGGATCTAAGAGATGCCCTGATAGCCGCAGATTGGTCTAAGCTAGTCTTTGAGCGTGATCCCTCGGTTATCGAGTATGCATACGGGACTGGCTATGCAACAAGCTATGGCGGCAAGTGGTCACAATACGACTATGACGACGCCTACGGGGTTTCTGATCATGAGCCTTTTGAGGAAATGGTTAGGGAACACCCTAAGGCGGTCGCTAAGATGCTAGCGGAATACTTCAGCAGTCCTCGAGACCTTATGGATGAGCTATATGAGTATGGCGCGGTATCTGATACTAGTCACTGGCTCAATAGGTGGCTTAGATAAATCAATCGGGCAAGCTCTAGGGCTTGCCCCTCAAACTGGAGGTTAAGACAATCACTAAGAAAATACTTATTACCGAGGAAGAGAAGCGGTTCGCTAAGTCCAAGTTACGTAAAGTAGCTAAGGCGCGAGCTATACAAAAGTCTAAGCAGCGTAGGCGCACTTGGAAGCATAGATACCTTTGCGAAGATCGTTTCTGGCTTCCTGCTAGCTTTGATGCTGTATTTCCAAAACAGGAACCTGAGACTAGTTTACCTGACGACAGTCTGGCTAGCGTCTCTTGTCCTCACTGCGATCTATTCGCTAATCTAGGAGAACGTTGCCCCTGTTGTTTAGGCATGGGCGTCCTAAACCTTTACGAAGTTTAACTCTAAGCCCTAAGCTATTGATTTAGCTTAGGGTTTTTCTTTGCTCGAATCTTAGCTCCTGGCCAGGAGTCTAGCCCGGGTCTAACCCGGGAGCTAGACCCGGGTCCTGGCCGGGATCTTAGCCTGGCGCCTGGCCAGGGAGACCTCCGATGGAAATTGACTAGAGGGGCTCCAGTGGAAAATGACCAGAGACCTCCGATGGAAAATGACCTCCAGTGGAAATAGACTTAAGTGTTGCTATAGTCTTTACTAACTCTAAATAGTCTGTAGAAGTATATTTCTTAAGAATCACTTAAGAATATTTTACTTTCTAGGTTTTTTGTAGTCAATATCTACATGATTGTTTGTTTACTGTGCCAACTTGTCACACTTGCACCCTACGGTGGAAATTGGTAAAATGCGCGAGGAAGGAGAATTACATGGGTAAGATGAAAGCAATCTACACAGATATGTGTATCGAAGCGTATGACTGTGGTTACATAGCAGCTTATGGGGGCTACAGTGGAAATAGTGTGCCTGATAAGTTTGATCAAGTAAAAGATTATAAAGATGCTTATGAGGATGGTTACAGAGAAGGTAGGAGAGTAAGATGGGTGAAGCAATAATAGCATTACTTATATTGGTAGTGATAGTAGGTGGTTTTCTATGGGTTGTATGGAGTGAGTTAAGCAAATGAGTGAACTAACACACTTACCATGTCCAGATAAGATCAACTGTGGGAGTAGCGATGCCTACTCCTTCAATACAGAAAAAGAAGTAGGCAAGTGTTTCTCATGCGATCAGTATTTCTTCGATCAGCACGAGCCCTTAAAGCATAAACGTAGGAGTGATAAAGAAATGGCATTTGATGCACCAGAAGAAGTTGTAGTTGACTATAAGTACTTGCCCTCAAGGGGTATCTCGGTAAAGGTTATGGAAATGTACGATGTACGTAGCTATACCGATGATGGTGGCAACGTAATTAAGCAAGAGTATATGTACCCGTCAGGTGGTAAAAAGATCAGAGTTATGCCTAAAACTTTTTCTGCTCAGGGTCTATCACAAGATGAGCTTTTTGGTATGAACTTGTTCCCTGCAGGTTGCGCTAAGATCGTAACGATAACTGAAGGTGAGATAGATGCGTTGTCAGTACAAGAGATGATGCAGGGCAGGTCTATACAGCCTGTAGTGTCTTTACCCTCTGCTACGCCCTCTAAAAGGCTATGGGAAAGATGTAAAGACTGGCTAGATACATTTGAGAAGATAGTTTTAAGTGTAGATAATGATGCTGCAGGTAATGCAGTTGCATCTAAGATCTTCAATATGTTTCCGAATAAGACCTATAGGGTTAAACACGACGTTTATAAGGACGCAAACGACTTTCTAACTAACAACGCTAATCGTGAGTTCACTAACGCATGGTGGAACGCTAGAAAGTATACACCTGAGAATATTCTAAATACGTCAGATCAGTTTGTAGATCTATTTAGAGAGTCACCTGACTACAACTATGTACCTACAGGTATAGAGGCGCTTGATGATAAGATTATGGGACTTATGCAAGGTCACTTTACTGTGATTAAAGCACCGACTGGCATAGGTAAGACTGAGGTAATGCGTTACTTAGAGTACAATATGCTACAGAGGAAAGTTCCTTTCGCATCTTGGCACCTAGAAGAAACAAAGTTACGCAGTGTCCTAGGTCTTGTGTCCTATCACCAAAACCAGAACCTCACACGTAGGGATATCATAGATTCACTCGGTCTGCATGATGTAGTAGAGCAATCTATCAAGGAGATAACCAAAGACGAGCTGTTCTATCAATTCTATATGCCTGACGGTAGCGACACAGACGACTTCATAGAGCAGATACGGTATTTAAGTCAGGGTTGTGAGTGTAAGTACATATTCTTCGAGCCAATCCAAGATGTTGTCGTAGGTCAATCCGAAGAGAGCAAAGAGCAACAGCTTGCTGACTTGTCCGTAAGACTATCGAAGCTAGCTGCAGAGCTTAACGTAGGTATAGTTACTATTGCACACACTAATGAGAACGGTGATCCTAAGTATTGTAAGATGATAGGTCAACGTGCTTCTGTTATCATAGATCTATATAGAGATAAGTTAGCTGAGGATGATCAGGAGCGTAACACTACACAGCTCAGAGTTGAGAAGAATAGACCTTGCTCCGAAGAGGGTAACGCAGGTACTCTATTGTTTGACTCTATGAGTTTTACTTTGCAGGAGACACACTCTTGAAACCTGTAGATGATGAAAAGCTTCTCGGTGAGTTTATGCTTACGTGGGAAATAGGTCAGATATGTAAAGGTGAACGACCGCCTTTGCCCAATACCCCTGCGGTAGCTACTGCAAACAGTCGTCAGGACGTTATCGACACATTAAAAGTTTTATATAAAATGTATGGTTTTATAAATAGGGACTTGATAAATAAATGTGGGGATGTTAAGAGACCTGTAGCAAACCGTTTTATGAAGGTTTGGCAAGACATAGGAGATGAAATTGAAAATACTAGTAGCTTGTGAGTTCTCAGGTACTGTAAGGGATGCCTTTTTAAACAAGGGGCATGAAGCAGTATCCTGTGATCTTTTAGACGGAGAAGGTTACGGTCCTCATTACAAAGGCGATATACGTGACATCTTATTCGAAGATTGGGATATGGTTATAGCTCATCCACCCTGTACCTACTTGGCAAACAGCGGAGTATCTTGGCTGCATAAACAACCATCACGGTGGTCTAAGTTAGATGAGGCTGCTCAGTTCTTCAATATGTTCTTAGACTTACCTATTGAGAAACTCTGTGTAGAAAATCCTATAATGCATAAGTATGCTAAAGAGCGTATAGGAAACCGTAATCAAAGTCAGGTTATACAACCTTGGATGTTTGGACACATGGAGCAGAAAGCCACTTGTCTATGGCTCAGGGGTCTACCTAAGCTGCAGCCCACTGATGATGTAAAAGATCAGATGAGTAAGCTATCTTCCGCAGAGCGTCAGAAGTTGCACTGGCTACCACCTTCGAAAGATCGTTGGAAGTTGCGTAGCAAAACTTATCAAGGCATAGCTAATGCTATGGCAGAGCAGTGGGGTTAGTATGTTAGAAGCAATGTGTTTAGCCCTAACTATCTACTATGAAGCTAGGAGTGAACCTCTTCGAGGGCAATACAAGGTAGCAGAAGTAGTTATGAATAGGGTTGAGTCTGATAAGTATCCTGATACGATCTGTGCAGTAATGAAGCAAGATACAGGTCCACTTAAGGATGACTGTCAGTTTTCTTTCTACTGTGATGGCAAACCAGAGAGACCATCAGAAGATATACCTTGGTTGTTTGCTCAGATTATAGCTCAGGATGTTATAAGATATGGCATTAAGAAAAATACAGGTGCGACACATTATCACGCTACCTATGTAAAGCCATATTGGAGAACTAAGTTAAAGTACCTATACCAGATAGGTAGTCACCACTTTTATAAGGAAGTAAAATGATATTTGATATCGAAACAGACGGACTTGATCCTACGATGATACACGTAATGTCTTGGGAACAAGATGGGGAGATTCATAGCACAAAAGACTATGATGAAATGAGGGCGAAATTGATGAGCGCCTCAGAGTTATCAGGTCATAACATTATACGCTATGATATTCCTGCCCTAAACAAGATCCTTGGATTTTATGTAGCTAAACATCAGAGAGTGGTCGATACGCTACCTCTATCTTGGTATCTAAACTATGATCGTAGCAAACACGGCTTAGAAGGTTATGGTAATGACTACGGTGTACCAAAGCCTAAGATAGATGATTGGGAAAATCTTACGTATGAAGATTATGCTCACCGTTGTGAAGAAGACGTAAAGATTAACATGAGGTTGTACAAAGAGCTTATGTATAAGTTAGGTAAGCTTTATAAGGACGAGGACTCACTTAACAAGTGTATTAACTATCTTATGTTTAAGATGGAGTGTGCAGCAGCTCAGGAGAAGATGGGTTGGCGTATAGATTATGCAAAAGCTAAGGGTCACTTAGATGAACTTACCGCACTCAAAGAAGAGAAGATAACAGAGCTTACAAAGGCAATGCCTAAAAGAGTTATCTACGCTGAGAGACTTAGACCAAAGAACTGGACTAAGAAAGATGGCAGCTTGACAGCTTTAGCTGAGAAGTGGGTTGCACTTACAGAGAGTATGCACCTACCAAGCTCGACAAAACAAGTTATGGTTGCCGTAAGAGAAGAAGAGCCCAACCCTAATTCTATAACTCAAGTTAAGTCTTGGTTGTACGATCTAGGTTGGCAACCTACAACGTATGAGTATCACAAGAATAAGGAAACAGGTGAGGAGCGTTCAGTTGAGCAGATACGTAAAGATGGAGAACTTTGTGAGTCAGTTAAAGAATTATTCTACAGGAACCCCGAAGTGGAGTTACTGGAGGGTCTTACTATTATTAACCACCGTCTCGCTATATTTAAGTCTTTTGTGGATAGCACTAGGAACGGATACGTAACAGCATCTATAGCAGGCTTTACTAACACTCTTAGGTTTCGTCATGCTAAACCTCTTGTCAATCTACCGTCAGTCGATAAGCCTTACGGTAAAGAGATACGAGGTTGCTTAATAGCACCTAAGGGTTATCAGCTATGTGGTGCTGACATGGTATCCCTAGAGGACACTACTAAGAGGCATTACATGAAGGATCATGATCCTAAGTATGTTGAGCAGATGTCTCAAGAAGGTTTTGACCCTCACTTAGACCTAGCTCGTTGGTCAGGTAAAGTTACTCAATACGATATCGACAGGCATAATTCTGGTGAGATATCACTCAAAGCCCTACGTAAGAAATATAAGGTAGTTAACTACTCAGCTACATATGGCGTAGGAGTCAATAAACTGGCTCGTACAATGGGGATACAGCTTGCCGAGGCATCAAGTATGCTAGATGCCTTTTGGGATCGTAACTGGTCAATACAGACGGTCGCAGACAACTGTAAGGTACGTGAGGTAAACGGTGGTTCGTGGCTACTCAACCCTGTGTCAGGTTTGTATCATTCACTACGTTACGAAAAGGATAGATTCAGTACGCTTAATCAGAGTACTGGTGTCTATTGTTTTGATACTTGGGTTGCAGGTTGTGTAGCTCGTGGTATGACAATCATCGGTCAGTTTCACGATGAAGTAATTGCATTAGTAAAAGAAGGAGAAGAGCAAAAGACAGAACACATTATGAATACTTCTATACAGAAGACTAATGAACGTGTTAACCTAAACGTAGAATTAGGCATAGATTATAGCTTCGGTAAAAATTATGCAGAAATTCACTAGGTTGGGGTTGACATTTAAATCCTGGATATTATATACTATATTCGTCTCAGTAAAAAGGATATGAGAAATGGCTAAACGTAAAGCACAAACTATTATTATGGATGGTTATGTAAAGTGGGCAAGACTGCGCACTTCTGATATGGACACTAAGTTTGTACCTGATGGTCAGTACAACATGGAGTTCTATCCCGAAACAGAGGAGGAGCTAGCTAAACTTACAGCAGAAGCTAATTTACGTAAGAAAGACCTCAAACTCAAAGACCCCTACGATGGAAATGGGTTTGGTATAGGCAAGTGGGTGAAAGTCTCACGTAATCACATTAACCGTAGTGTAGAAGAATTTGGAGGTCCTCCTACCATTGTTAAGATGGATGATGATCAACCTGCAGGTAACTGGGATTTTGAAGCCGATGGGCTGATAGGTAACGGTACTAAGGTTCGCATCAAGATTGTATTCTACGGTGAAGGTAACTTAGCAGGGCATAGATTAGAAAAGTTAGGTGTATTAGATCACATACCTTATGAACAAACAGAGAGCGCTGCTTCTGGTTTTTAATCTAGGGTCTCTTCGGAGACCCTCTTCACGGAGACTACTATGAGTCCAAAAGTAGAGATTAAGTTTACTGCTACAGATGAGTTTGAAAATGAGCGTACACTTACTTACACTCAGAACAATATCTATACGACAGAAGACTTAGAACACGCTTTCGTCAAAGCTGCCTTATCTTGGGGCTTTGACGATTACTTCTTCGGCTATACTGCCGATATATTTAAAAAAGAGAGTCATTGATGAGTAAGACACTTATAGATGGTGATATCATAGCCTACAGATGTGCTTTCGCTCATAAGGATGATCCTATTGAGGTAGCAATAGAAAGCGTAGATGAGCTTCTAGGTTTTATCTTTAATGAGTGCTCCTTTTATAATTCAAGTGGGAAGTACGAGGTGTATATTACTGGAAAGAATAACTTCCGTAATAACATCGCTAAGACCCATAAGTACAAGGGTAATAGAAAAGATGCCGAAAAGCCTTTACACCTTGAGAACATTAGACAGCATCTGGTAACTAACTACCATGCTATTAAATCTCACGGAGAAGAGGCTGATGATCTTATAGGCATAGAAGCAACTAAGGTTGGTCCTAAGGTCGTTATAGCTTCAGCAGATAAAGATATGTTGCAGTTGGCAGGTTATCACTTTAACTTTAATAAGAACGAGTGGAAAACTGTAGATGCCGTAGAGGGTCTACACTTCTTCTATACCCAAATACTCACTGGAGATACTGCCGATAATATTAAGGGGTTATATCGAGTGGGTCCTGTAAAGGCTGAGAAGATCCTAAAGGGTGCTTCGACAGAGCGTGAGCTTTGGAACAAGGTAGTAGAAGCCTATGACGGTGATGTTGAGCGTATCGTAGAAAACGCAAGACTTCTTTGGCTTCGTAGATATGAGGGGGAGATATGGCAACCACCGCATCAGCGAAAGCCAAAGGCCGCTTAGGTCAACAAGAGATAAGGGATAGGCTACTCAAAGCCTTTCCCGAACTTCATCCTGACGATATTAAAAGTCAGATCATGGGTGTTAACGGAGAAGATATAGTTTTATCGCCAAGAGCAAGAGAAGTATTACCACTCTCTATAGAAATCAAAAGGCGTAAAGATTTTAAGACTCTGTATGGCTACATGAGGCAAGCTGAACAGGATAGAATATTTGAACCTATAGTTTTTTTACGTGGGGATCGTCAGGAGTGGCTATCCATATGTAAAGCAGATTATTTTGTGGAGTTACTAAAATGGAAGAAGAAATGATAGTACATTGGACAAAAGGTCCAGTAGAAGATTTCGGAGACTGTTATGCAGTACAAGCTATCTATCAGATGGGTGATGAGGGTGAGATAAAAAAAGAATATCTCTGTCATTTAGACGAAGAGCCCCTGTTAAAAATAAGTAATCACTTTAAAGTATCTATTAAACCTTGGAAGATTTCTGACTAATGTCTTACTTAAATTCCCGACACAAGACTGCTGTAGTCTTTTCCTGCGCTCACGCAGACCCCTCAGCCAGTAATGAGAGATTCTTATGGCTAGGGGAACTTATATATGATGTAAACCCGACTTACGTTATAGACTTAGGAGATGGCGCTGATATGCGTTCTCTTAACAGTTATGACGGTCGGAATCCTCAGGCTGTTGTATCTCAAAATTATCAAGCAGATATTGAATCCTACAATGATGCTATGGAGAAGATTAGAAACAAGCCTAACCAACGCAAGTACAAACGTGCTTCTTGGTTTGGGTTCGAGGGTAATCATGAGAATAGGATTAAGAAAGCAATAGCTAATGATCCTAGAGTTGAGGGGGATAAGTTTGGTATCTCTTTCAGTCACCTACAAACTGACATATGGTTTGACGAGTATCACGAGTATACAAACTCAGCTCCTTCCATGTATCAGTACGACGGTGTATTGTACGCCCACTATGTCTCTAATGGTAACTATGGCACAGCTATGGCTAATAAACATCATGGCTACTCTTTGACAGAGAAGCTATCTTGTTCTGCCACAGTTGGACATAGCCATAAGTTCTCTTACTACCACAAGGCAGAAGCCTTACCTAACCCTATCAACGGTTTAGTTGTAGGTTGTTATAAAGGTAAAGAAGAAAACTGGGCAGGTCAAGCTAACAGAGAGTGGCGTCATGGTGTAGCTATCAAAAGATATTTAGATAACGGTAGCTATGATTTACAGTGGGTCTCTATGTCTGCTCTTCAAAAGGAGTATGGAAGTGGCTGACAAGAGTTACGAAGAAGTCCTCGATATGATCGAGGCTTATGGGTTCGAAAGAATCTTAGAAGATGGTGAAATGAACAAACCCGAAGTTCTTATGCTTTTAGACGAATTGGGTTTCTTAGAGTTGGAGATGTACGACGATGATAACTGCTGATGATATAGATGCCTTTATGAATAGATATGATGATGGATTTAACGACTACCAAGTTAAGGCACGTAAGTTTGCTGTTTACAGTGACAAGTTTAAGATTGTCTACCCTGCACTGGGCTTATCAAGTGAAGCAGGTGAAGTAGCTGACAAGATTAAGAAGTGGCTTAGAGATGGTGTAGTCGATAAAGATGAAGTCGCCAAAGAACTTGGCGATGTACTATGGTATGTAGCTATACTTGCCGAAGACCTTGGCTACCCTCTTTCAGAGATAGCATCTATGAACATGGATAAGTTGACGAAGAGGAAGAAGAACGGTAAGATACGAGGGAGCGGTGACAATAGATAGTCACCTAAATTAACTATAATAAGAAAGATAAAAAATGACTGAATATGGACCAACACTGTCTATCTCAGAAGAGATACACTCTATGAAGTATCGTGGGAAGAACGAAACATTTACTGACGCTATGACTAGGGTAGCAGATGCACTTAAGGATGATACAGAACACTTCGAGAGTTTTCGTAATGTTTTGTACAATCAGAGATTTTTACCTGCAGGTAGGGTTCAATCTGCTATGGGTTCTCCCCGTGAGGTTACTCCTTACAACTGCTTTGTATCTGAAGGTATAGAAGATAGTATGAGTGGTATTATGAGAGCTGCACAAGATGCTGCTCAAACTATGCGCCTTGGTGGTGGCATAGGGTATGACTTCTCTACACTACGACCAAGAGGAGCCCTCATCAAATCGCTTGAGAGCCGCTCTAGTGGGCCTCTTTCCTTCATGGGTATATTCGATGCAGTTTGTAAGACTATCAGCTCTGCAGGGCATCGTAGAGGCGCTCAGATGGGTGTACTGAGGGTAGATCACCCTGACATCGAAGAGTTCATCAGAGCGAAGAACAATAGCACTGAGTTAACACAGTTTAATATTTCTGTAGGTGTAACTGATGCCTTCATGGTAGCGGTAAAAGGAAACCTAGACTTTGACCTAGTATTTGGTGGTCGTGTATATAAAACAGTAAAAGCTAAGGCATTATGGGATGATATTTTACGGAGTACGTGGGACTGGGCAGAGCCTGGAATCTTGTTTATTGATAGGATTAATCGAAAGAATAACTTGTGGTATATCGAAAAGATACGGGCTACTAACCCATGTGGAGAGCAACCTTTGCCCCCTAATGGCGCTTGTCTTTTGGGTTCCTTCAACCTAACTAAGTATGTGTCTAAAGATAGCGATGGCTTCTGGGCTTTTGACTATGACCTATTTCAAGCAGATATACCTATTGTAGTACGTGCTATGGATAACGTGGTAGATAGAGCCACATATCCACTTGTAGCGCAGGAGAAAGAAGCTAAACACAAGCGTAGAATGGGTTTAGGTTTGACTGGTGTAGCTAACGCTCTCGAAGCATTAGGTTATGTCTATGGTTCTGATGGGTTCTTAAAAGCCCTTGAGAAGATAATGGTAACTCTAAGAGATACTGCTTATAGGACTTCTATCAATCTGGCTAAAGAAAAGGGACCTTTCCCCTTCTTCGATAAGGTAAACTTTCTTTGTAGTGAGTTTGCACTAACTCTGCCATCCGACATAAGACAAGACATTGTTAAGTACGGTATCAGAAACTCTCACCTGTTATCTATAGCCCCTACAGGAACTATTAGTTTATCTGCAGATAATGTCAGTTCTGGCATAGAACCTGTATTTAGCTTGTTCTACGATAGGACTATACAAACTTTTGATGGACCTAAGATAGACCGTGTGTCAGACTATGGCTACAGAGAGTTTGGTGTAAAAGGCAGGACTGCAGATGAGCTATCTGTATTCGATCACGTAAAGGTTCTTAACTTAGCAAGTAAGTACGTAGATAGTGCTTGTTCTAAGACCTGTAATGTCGGGGATGATGTTACATGGGAAGAGTTTAAGGATGTTTACATGAAAGCCTACGATGGTGGTGCCTCTGGTTGTACTACTTTCAGAGCTTCTGGTAAGCGTTATGGCATACTAAATGCTGCTGCATCAGAAGATATTGCAGAAGAAAGTGAAAAACAGCTTGACTTGTTTATCAATGAAGATGTAAAACCACAAGTAGTCGATGGTGGCGCTTGCTACTACGACGTAGAAACTGGTTTAAGGAGTTGTGAATAATGGAAAACGAAATACAAATACCGCTCTACTTAGAGCAACATTTAATTGACATGGGTGTTATGCAAAGTCCTAAGTTGTCTGAACAAGAAGAACTTGAGAATCCATACACCACTGTCTTTAGCTCTTTCGGCTATGAGGTGTATGATAAGGACGGAGACATCTTGTTTTGATTAGCCCTATGACACCTGACGAACGAAAGCGTTCGATTGAACGTGACAACGTAAATAGCCCTGCTCACTATGGGCAGGGCAGTATAGAGTGTATTGAGTATATCTTTGACTTCTTGAGTGATGAAGAAGTTATAGGATACCTACGTGGGAATATAGCTAAGTATCTACATAGGTGGCGTTATAAGAACGGTATAGAAGATCTTAAGAAAGCTCAGTGGTATCTCAATAAACTCATAGAGCATGAAGAAAAAGTAATAGAAGGAAGAACATAATGTGGACAGCAGTTCTCTTACTCTGTAGTTCTCTTGAGTTTGAGGACTGCCACGCTGAAGTTAACAGAACAGTAGTTGATTCTCACGATAAGTGTAATTATCTACTGGCAGCAGGTATAGAGATGTTTGAATACTCAGGTCTATACGTAAAGGATTATAGGTGTATACAATGGGGAGAGAGAATATAAAGTCTAACCCTATGGCTAAAGACTTACGGCAACCTAAGTACAAGCCTAGGGTCATACCAAATAAAAAGAAACCTACGCTTAAGATTAAGCATAAAAAAGGGGGTCTCGAAAGAGACCCCTTTAGTTTTACATAGGAAGTAATGTTAGTATACTAGCTTATTTTCTCTTAATCAACCACGACATGCCCCTATATAGTCCCATCCCTATTGCCTGTGGTGTGGGCAAGAGCCATCCCAACAGAAGCAGGAGTAAAACCCAAGGGGGTATGTTAGTGTTGAGGATTTTGATTTCTTCGACTGACTTTGCCTCGACCTCTTTCCGTATTTCTGTTGTAACGATGTCTCGACCTGCATCTTGTTGATTCTGTTGTCCGACCAACTGTTGTGTGTTTTCCTTACCTGCAAGTACATTGGCATTTACAGAGGGACCTCCTTTACTAGCGAATGGATTTAGGGCTGTAAGATAACACCCCGATAGAAAACTACTTGCGATTAGTATCAACAGGAGTTTGCGCATAAGTCACCTGTGAAGTTGAGACAGTTGATTTTGATTCTTTACCCATCCATATGCCAAAGCAGCCTGTTAAAGCTCCCATGCACACAGATACCAGACCTGATTGTTGTATTGTGGGATCGGGTAAAGCCATATACCAATGAACAGCTTGATAAGTCAGCACCGTAACTGCCAACATCATAAGCCTAGGAATTACCTTCCAATCATCAACTATTGTGTGTGCCATTCATATACTTCCTCGCAATGTTTTTATACCTTGTTATTATAACTACTTTTCCGTTATCATCTAACACTATGTATTTATTCTTAGTTTCTATCAACTTCAAAGCAATGCACCGCAGAATTACTGTTAGTTACCATTACTTTAGCTTTTACCATCTGTTGCTGACAATCTTCTTCTGACCCATACGTACCTATTTGGTAATACTCGAACTCACCAGAACTTACTGTAAACTGCATCCATACTAAGAACCACATCACCATCTACCCTGATACTGACCCCAGATATAAAAGAACAGGAATAACAAACCCCCACTAATAGCAAATAATACAGCACCAATAGCGAAGTTAATAGCCGCGTCCATTTGAGCTTGCTTTCTGTATAGTTCATCTTTGCGTTTCTTACGCATACTAGCCTCTATAGTCAGAACCTCGTCCCATGCAGACTTTCCGTAATGCCATGTGATATGTTCTTTTATTTCCCTTCGCATCTCTTCCATCTTCTTCTTATGGGCAAAGATTTCTATGGCTGTTTCTTCGTCACTACCCTTGAATGTTTTCTTCCAGAAAGGTGGGTTCTTCTCTCGTTCTTCTAAGTTAGTAAAGTCTGAGAAAGCTTTACCCCAAGTGGCAAGCTGACCTGTCATATCTTGGAGATCTTTACCTGCGCCAATAGCGCCCTTAAGTGCTTTAAACGCACCTGTAGCCATCATAACGCAAGAAACTGGGTCCATTACTTATCTCTTAACGCTTGCTCTATACTGTCTAATTTGTTGAAGATTGCCTTGACAGTTTCTTTTAGTTCTTTCATCTCTCTGTCGTAAGCTAATCTGTTAGATTCATACTGTGTCTGTAACACTGCAATGTCCTTCTCGTTCTTTGTTGATTTCATAAATAGAAACCACACGACAAACGCAAGAGGTGCGGCTAACCACTGGGTTATGAACTCTAACATCTCCATTACATTAGCTCAAAGTGAGGTGCATCAATAAAAGGTCTACGTCCTTGACTACGTCTTAGATCTACATATGCCATCATAGCAGCTTCTGCAGAACCAGGGTAAGATCTTATGTCACCCTCAGACCAAGCAGCGCCCCATTTTATACTACAACCTACCTCATATGCAGCTTGCTTGAATGCATCACAGATGTTGTCATATAGATTTAACTCCCATGATACATCGGGTCCAACATAAGCTACTACATCTACGGCATGACTAAATCCATCTTCTTGTAGTAAGTGTTTAGATTTCATTGTCTGAGATCTTCCTGCAGCTACGTTAGCCTTCTGCTCATCTAAGGTACGTACACCTTGAGTAACTCCAAAGTCTACGTCTGTAATTTGTATAGCTCTTTCTACAACACCAGTCATAGCAGGGTGAACTCCCTGTAGTTTATCCATTGATCTTTGACTTAATCTAAAACCCATTATTTACCTCATTGACAAGCTGAAGTGCCATCAAAGACACAATATACTTTTGGTTCGACTACTTGAAACTCTGGTTTAACTATACTGACTGTAGCTAATTCTGACATTGTATCATTAGTATCTATTGCTACCTTAGCACTATTGTCAGACTGAACAACCGCTATCTCTTTGTTTGTTCGATTGCCATCTACAGTAGCAGCTATTTGCCCTAAGCCAATTATGGTTGGAGATAACGCAGCAACTGTATTCAACACCTTGTCACCAGAGCTTGTTGGTTGTGCTGTGATAGCCCCAGAAGCATTACCGCCTTGCATAAGCATAGCTGCTGCTAGTACACCATTATCACCTTGTGCTGCTATTGTAGCAATAGTGTCCATACGTTTCCACTCAGCAGAACTATTATATTTATGGTAAGCTTCATTCATTGCCACATCATTCTTAGATGAACATGCTGCAAGCAGTACGGTGGAAATTAGTAGTAATTTTTTCATCGGATTATCCCTTAAGGTTTAGTAGGCCAATCTGAATCTTGTAGATTAGGCCAGTTGCTATGATCAGGTAGATCACGTAATGCTTGTCTGTATGTTGCCATAGCATCTGACATTGTTACATCAGACAATGCGTAGAAGTCTGTCTCAGCTAGTTTTTGGTTTCGAGCAGATCTGTTTGCATCTGCTGTAGCAGCATCTAGGGAAGCCTGATAAGCTGCCTCATGCTGTGCCTTAGTAGTTGTGACATCATTACCGTCTTCATCAGGTTCAGTGGTGTCAGCAAACATATCTACTGCTGTATAATCTATCTGCCAATATGCTGCGACTATATCATTACCATCATCATCTTGACCTAAAACTGGTCGAGCAGGTAAAGCATTACGTTGTACCTTTTGATAAGCCCCAAGTGTAGGCTGTGGACCTTCCACAACTCCTACCATATTATACCTGTTCATAACATTACTACTAATATTCTTTGGGAAAGATACGTTAGGATTGTCTTTCCTTAAGTCTCCAAACGTGTAGGGGAATTTTACTGCTGTAGCCCCTTCTATTTTAGCATACATTGTTGTGTTCTCCTTGTTATGCTATTGCGTAAAAAACAAACGTGTCACCGTTGTTGTTGCTCTGAGTTCCACCTTGAGCAATAGTAAATCCAGAGTTATGTGGATCAATATCGTCAAAGCTACCATCTTCGGCAACACTACTGTTTAAAACCAAGTGTGGGTCATTTCCTGCTACGATACCTCTTGTAGTATCCCAAATATACCAAGACCTTGCCCCTGATGTACGAGTTGTATTCTTTATCATTATAAACCTAGCACCACTAGTAAAACCACAATCTATAGTGCGAGGGTACGAGCCATCGCCAGTGTAGCTTCCAACCTTGGATACACCATCTAAAGAACCAAAAAGCCAAGCAATGTGATCTACACCAGAAACGTTCATAGAAGTACCAGTGCCAAGAGTAAAACTTGTGCTGTCTGCAGTATTAATAAAAACGGCACTAGACTGTTTAGTATCATCGGTAAGGGGGAAGTAGTGATCCTCCCCTAGAGCTGCAAACCATAATAACCAATTACTCGCTGCATCTCTTGGTCGCAGCATCATCCATTGAGGCTGTACACCAAGGTCATGTGATATTTGTCGAGAGGTTGTTCCATCGCCTGTCCATGCCACTATATCGAAAAATTTAGGCGCACGTCTCCACATAAATTGATGAGCATTAGCATTAGTACTTGTTGTATTAGAACCAATCCCATTCATATAATCATAGTTATAATATGTACCTGCTTGAGCAGTTTCAACGCCAGTTGAATTTGTGTTTAATTCTCTTGCATCTCCACGCACCCTATCAAACACGTTCCAATCTTGATTGGCATCTTTTCTTTTATACATACTAAAATCTACAGGAAAACCAGATATAAAAGTAGGCGGTGCATTAGATAGATCTGCTGCTGTTGCAATAGAAAATACATCAGTTGCACTAGTTGGCGTAGCCATTGGACCTCTACGTATAGCTATATATAAATAGTTTTCAAGATTTGTGTTGGTATCGGCATCATTGTCCATCAACCCAAACCCTGTAGCAGTAAAGTCTAGCCTGTTTATAGTGTTAGGGGTAAGATCTGTTTCACTAGTGCTACTAGCAGGATAAAGATAATGATCGCTATATGTACCAACGCCTCTAAAACTATCCCATACAGACCAGTTACCTGCTGAGTCATATTTTTTTATTAAAAGCCACTGAGGTTCAAAACCTACGTCAATGTAGTGACCACTGGTAGATCCATTACCAGTATATCTGCCCATCTTAATAATGTCTTGGTCACCAGTAGGGCCAAAAATACCATCATTGTTATTGTCAGCAAATAGGTAGGCTACATAAGAACCACCATTTGCATTTGTTGCAGCGTTTGTACCTACAGAAAAAACAGTAGAAGTTGGTTCAGTGTTGTTCCAATATCCTGCATTTCCTGTTTGTGCACCAGTTGTAAAACGTATGTATTTTGTAGCAGGATTAACTCCATCGTTTAAACTACTGTGGTACATTACCCAATCCCCACCACTACTATCAAGTCGTTTAACTATAATCCATCCAGGTGTAGTATCAAGATTATGGCTTATTGTCCTATTTACACCTGTTCCAGTATAAGTTACTATATCAAAAAACCTAGCAGCTTTACGGAATGTCCAAGAGACAAAATCATTACTGGCTCTGTTTACATCAGTACTCGTACCGATAGAAAACCCATTTGAATTAAAAGCAGATAAGTGAGTTCCTGAGACAGCAACCATCTGAGAGGTACTGTTTACAATTAACGCATTACCAACACCAGTAGCATCTGTATCTTGCACAATATGACTATCAGCAGAGTCTCTATTTTTCATCCAAACCAAACCACCTTCACCACTTAGGTTAATGTCATTAGTAATGGTCTGCGCAGAACCGAGAGTATGGCCACGATATAAAAAAGTACTGAACACATCTTCGACATTGGGTGGTGTAGTTAATACATTAGCTGCAGTGGAAGCTACCCTTGCTACGTTACTCATGATATATTCTCCCCTGCTTTCTTGCCATAGTAAGTTGTGCCACCGTCTTTTGTAAAGAACCCATAGACTTCTTTTGTTGAAGTAACAGCAGGTGCAGTACCCCCATGCCACTTAATTGAGCTAGGCCATGTTAAGGCATAACTTGTATTGTTTATCTCTAAAGTAAAGCCTATGGCTGTACCTGATGCAGGTGGGTTATTAAATACTACAGTAGTTGCAGGCAAGGGTGTAAAACTAAAGGTATCACCAGTGGATAAGTCTAGGGTTTGTGTTCTACTAACAGAAGAAAACTGATAATAAGTATTGTTTGACCCATCTATAATGTAGAATTTTTCTCCACTATCTCCAAAGTTAAAACCTGTAGTGTTTGGACTTGCAGGTTGCGTAATAGTCCAAGAGGTTCCATCAGAAGATGCTGTAGATAAATCCCAAGCTGTACTCAATGAGAATAAATGGATTGCATCAGTTTCGGTGCTAAGTATAAAAAACTTAGTTCCAGCATTGTTAAATCTTATTGATGTTGGAAATGGATCAGCAGATAAACCACTTATATCACAAGTAATACTATCGTAAGATGCAGTGGATATGTTCCAAGCAGTGCTTAAAGTATATTGATAAACTAAATCATCTACCGCATCAACAATATATAGTTTTGTTCCACTACTACCTATACAGAAACCTTTAGCACTAGCTGCACCATCTGTATCTAGTCCTGTTTTAGCAACGGAATTATAAGACACTGTGGATAAATCGTAAGCGGTAGACATATCTAATTGATAGATAGCGTTTAAGTCATCATCAAGGGAGTAAAGTTTAGTTCCGTCAGAGCTTATCTCTAAGCCTTGAGGTGAACGGGAACTAAAACTTGCAGCGTACAAATTAAAAGATTGACCTGTAGAACTAGCAGTAGAAATGTCCCAAGCAGTACTTAGAGTGTATTCATATATTGAATCAGCATTAAAAGTACCAGTTTGATGATACATCTTAGTACCGTCAGGTTTGAAAACTATATCCCCAGAACTAGAATAACCTGTATTAAAAGATTTAGAGTCATAACTTGCGTTAAGAACATCATATGTATTTGTCAAAGCAGTCTCAGTACCATTAGTGTTTAAGTACCTTCCTGCGAATAGTCCGTTCTTAATCTTAAAGTTTTTATCGTTAGCCATTCCTTCACCTTCCAGATTAGCTTAGATTGTCGGCTGTCTTAAAGCCGTGATAAGTAGTCCCACCATCGTCTGTGCTGATGGTAAATATATCTGTCTCACCACTATCAGGACCACTAGGAGCGGCACCACCTGCCCATTCTATTGAGGTAGGCCAAAAGATGCTATAATTTATAGCTGCTGATGTGCTATATCTCAAAAAAGAGTCTGTTGATGGATCAGTAACAAACAGCTTAGTTCCGTCAGAGTTAAAATCAAAACCCTCAGTGTTTACCCAAGCTTGTGATCCACCTGTAAAACTTATGTTTGCAGTACTTGCCGTATCAATCTGCCAGTTTGTTGTCATGTTATACTGCTTTATACCAAGATTTAGCCTAGATAAAAATAACTTACTACCGTCATGACTTATAGCCATAGCATATGGGTAAGCTGTAGTATCTGCATTGACGTTAAAACTACCTTCTTGAGTTCTAGTTCCAGATATATCGTTAGCAGTGCCTAGTGTGTACTCGTAGACTCTCCTAGCAGTCTCAGACAGTATATAAAAGCTAGTGCCATTATCCCTGACAACTAAGCTTTTAATATTACCATGACCTGTTGACCAAGAGTCATTATTATAAACTGCAGTATTAACAGTCCAAGCTGTTCCTAAGTCATACTGATAGATAACAGCACCTGCCGCAATCCACATAGTAAGACCGTCAGGACTAAAAGCTAAAGCGTCTGGGTTGCTGTCTTGGGCGCTAACATCCTTAGAAGCATTACCATTATGACTTGTTAGATCATAAGCTGTATCTAGATTATACTGATGTATTATACACCCTGTTTGAGAAGTACCTGCCACATATATCTTAGTTCCGTCAGAACTTAAAGATGCCATACTTGGACTTGTTTCTACAGAAGAAAAACTAAGGCTTTGACCAGTGTCATAAGCACCGTTGGCTAAGTCATATTCTGTAGCATCAGAGCCACCGTTAATTTCTAACTGAAATGACTGTACATCACCTGCATTGCTGATGGTGTACGTTGTGTTAGCTGCTAGTGTGTCACTGAAGTAGTTGCCTGTGCTAAGATCAATGTCGCTGCTAGTAATTGTACCAAGTGTTACCTTAGTGTCCTTACCTACCTCTACAGCATTCTTTACAATAAAGTCTTTATCGTTAGCCATTAGTTTGCATCCTGTATAGCTAGAACACCTTCATAAGTTGTTCCCCCATCACGAGTAGTAAAAGATAAAACATTAGTTTTGCCAAAGCTAACTGCAGTGGGCGCTGTTCCACCTGCAAACTGTATAGAGCTATCATACTCTATGGTAGCCACAGCTTCAGTAACAGCAGTATACTCAAATACAGAATCTTGTTGGAAGCCTACTAGATAAAGTCTTCTGTCATTATCTGCTAAATGAATACCTCTAGCATAATCTTCTTCTGTAGCAACGTGAGAACCTACACTTCCTGCAACAAGGGATCTGGTGGATACTTCCCAAGGGGTGCTTAAGTCATACTGATATATAGCTGTAACACTTGCGTTTGATCCTATGACAAACATCTTAGTTCCGTCATTAGATATAGTCATAGCTCCATAGTCATCGTAAGTAGAGCTGTGTTGATAAGTTACAGTACTTTGCTGAGTTGCGGAGTTTATATCGTAAGGTGTTGTTAAGTTCCACTGGTAAAACCCACTACTCGTTGTCTGTTGTTTGTAGGCATACATTCGAGAACCATTGTTACCAAACTGTAGACTTGTAGAATTACCACCTGTAATGTTTATTGAGCCATTGTTGCCGCTATCAGAGTTACCTACTGATGAGATATCATATGCAGTTGATAGGTTAAACTGGCGTATTGCACTTCCAGTATTTTCATAAAACTTTGTTCCATCATCATTAAATGTTATACCCCAAATTGAAGAACTACTGGGAGTTACAGCAGTACCTGTTTCTGTCCAAGTAGATAAATCCCATGCTGTACTTAACGTAGCATAATAAGTATCCCTGTTACCATTTACGTGATACCAAGCCTTTGTTCCATCAGGGCTAAAATGAATATCTGTAGGATTAGATGAGTAAAAGTTTAAAGTTTTACTAGATACAGAGCCATTCTTTATAGCTGTTAAATCTGCTGTAGTTGTTGTCCCAGTTCCCTGCAAGATTAAGGACGCTTGACTTACATTGCCACTTGAAGCAGGGTTACTGAGATTAACCTTTATGGCATCAGAGTTTGAAGGAGTAATCTCAAAAATTGATCCTGTAGAAAGGTCTAGGGTTTCTGTGTTTATACCACCTTGTACCCCAGATGTAACAGTACCCACCGCCTCATGATAAGCAGTGGGTTTAATACCATTCTTTACTTTAAAGTCTTTATCGTTTGCCATGCTTCACCTTCCACTTGGCTAATTTATTAAGGAGTTACTGGTACGAATAGATTTTCCTTAACAGTAAACTCTGTACTTGTAGCACTTGCAGGAGTAGCTAATAGTCTTACGTTAGCTCCTGATATATCTACATCGTATGTAGCTAATGCAGTACTGGTGTTTACCTCACCGTATTGAGTAGCTACTGCAGTTGTACCATCATGAACAACAAGGAGTTTAGTTATTGTCCTATTGGTATCATCGTCAGCTACAACAGTTAGTTCCATACCTGTATAATCAGTCTTAGCATAAGTAGCTATAGCAGTCTGTGTAGTAGCTGTTGTAGTAGCAGTCTGACTTGTAAGACCGCCAACGCCCCCACCTTGAGCTACCCAGCGAACAGTATCTTCTGAAGGATCAGTAGTTTGTCCTGTGTGAGTAGTTTGCGCTCTATAAGTATTGTAGTCTACTGTAGAGTAAACCAAGGCTCCTGCACTGTATGAGGCTCCTGATGACCAAGCGGTTGCCCCTGCAGAAGCAGCAGAAGCAGCAGCAAGAGAAGCACTGTTTGCAGCATCATTTGCACTCGCTAATGCTTCTCCTGCCTTAGTACTTGCAGTACTGGCATCATCGTCTATTGCTGCACCTACAGTATCAAAGTAAGTTCCTGCGGTGTTAACCTCTGTCCTAAAGGTAGATAGTGCAGCAAGAAAAGCATCAGCTTCACTGGAAAAGGTTGATGGTCTAGCTCTACTAGGTGCGGTAGGTAAAGCGGTTATGGGCGAATACGTCATCTATGTTAATCCTTCTACTTCTATAGCAGCGAATGAGTAAGCAGGACCCTCTAAGGTAATATCAAACCTACGGTAGAAACCATATACAATAGTAGCAAAAGCTTCATCTTCAGATCCAATATAAACGATAGGGGTTGCTCTAAATCCTGCAAGGGTGTTCTGTACAGTTCTAGACTTTCCTGTTTCAAGCCTCACATCATAATCTACTAACTTAGCGAAGGCCCTTTCTGTAATAATAAAGTTACCAAAGGCATCAGTCTCTTTACGAGAGTAATCCTCAATGCCCACTGAGGTTCCATAAGTTGTTAAACCAAAGTTAGATAGGAACCCGATTACAATTTGTCCAACTTTAGCATTTTGTCCTGACTCTGCTGTGATCGTAACTTCTACGTCAGAGTTTAAGTAAGGTGGTATACCAGTAAACAGAGCTTCTGTTTTAGTTCCCTGTTCAGCAAAGAAGTATGTAAACCAATCTACAATCTCAGCATTATCTAACAGAGAGAAATCTTGATTATAAACTTCTCCATCTGTAGCATCTGTAACTGTTACGTTAGCTGTAACACCATCTAAGCCAAACAAAGATACTGCTGTAATGTAAGAGTTAGCTACATTAAACTGATACTCAATAGTATTAAGGTTACTAACTTGCGCTGCAATCTTCTGATCAAATGCTTTCCACCTGTTCGTAGCACTAAGCTCTAACCAGTTACTACCGTCATCTGTAGTCGGATCATTATTAAGGTTACTCCCCACTAAGCTTTCGTAGACTTTATGTGTAGTTCCTATGACTATAACATTATCACCGTCTGCATAGGTGGTGGCAGCACTCCACTCACTGTAGTCATTCTCAGCAACATTAGAGCTTGTAAGGATACTGTTGGTAACTGTAACTGGCTTAATAATATCCATTATGTTCTCTCTGCAGGTAGCCCTTCAGTATCCCACTGTCTGTACAGATCGTATGTACGTTTGGTATACTTATTGTTATTAATACCTAATTGTCTTTGTTCAGTTCGAAGTTCAGTAATCTCTTCTTTCATAGCTCTAACTGCTTCAACAAGATCAGGGTTTTGCATCATACGTTTAGCCTGGTTAGCACTAAACACACGAGATGGACCTGTAGCTTCGATCTCAGGACCACGCTCACCAACTAACCTAAAACCACCAGAGTGATAGCCCCCCAACGCAAATTGATTTTCTCTTGTTGCATTATCTAGTCTAACAGCCATTCCACTAATGTTAGAAATTTCTTGTTGTATTTCAGCACCAGTTTTACCTGTTGTACCAATGCCAAGCATATCTGCAGCACTTAATAGTTCGTTTGTACCTTCTATTTTAGCTAGATCAAAACCCTTGTAACTTCCACCAGTACCGAATTGAGAAGAGAAAGAGTTATTTGTGGCTTCATACACATCAGCTTGTTCTTTAAGCTTTTCTAACTCTGCTCTTGCAGCTTCTGCTGCTGAGATAGAGTTCCCTAGAATAAGTATAGCTTCTTCTACAGACTTAACTGAGTTATCTATACCCTTAAGAGCGTCCACCTGTTCTTTTGCAGTGTTTAACTGCTCTTCAAGTGCTGCGATCTCTACTAAATGACGAGACTCTGCAGCAGCAGCTTCATCTTGTAATGCTATAAGAGCTTTTTCATCAGTGGTAAGTTGTTGTGAAGCTTGATTTTCTAAGTCACGTATTAGATTAGCTTGATCTTGGAAGTCTCTTTGATAATCTACAAAACTGGTATATAAGTCTTGGGAAGGATTAGCTATAGCTTTTAGAGCTTCATCTAACTTTTTCTCGTCGCTTATACGAGAAGCACCACGTAGGCTACGTAGGTAAGACAGACCTGCAGCTCTAGTCATTCTGGAGCCAGAGGAAGCGCCCTCAAGAGAACTTAATATACTCCTACTTACATTTAACGCATCTTCAGCAGCTTGAACACGCCCCTGTATTCCATCCATAAGCCCGTTAAACGTGCCTACAATACTAGCTTTCTTCGCTGCTATAGATCGCTGTACTAAAGCAAAAGCTTCATCTACGCCTATAGCTGTTTCGTCAACTGTCCCTTGAGCAGCGTTTAAGAGTTGGCTCATACCGTTTGCTATTCCACCTACGGCAATATCAAAAGCAGTCTGTGCATCTTCTAAGGCGTGTATTTGGAGTAAGATCTCCTGATTTAACTCGTGTGTAGCTTCTATCTCTCGTTCACGTTGCCTTATTAGCAACTCTGCAGTGTCACCTTGAAGAGTTAGTAATCTGGTTTCTAGATCGTATCTTTGTTGAGCAACAGCTAATAGCTCATTTACATCCTCGAAGTGACCAGTGAGAGAAACGAAAGCGTTACTCATTTTAACGATTTCTTCGTTAATCTTCTGTAGCTGCTCGTCTTCAGTTAAACCTTGAAGCGATAGTTGGAAGTCATAGCTAAAGTCATCAAAAGCTTTAGCGCCTATACCTAGACTAACTGCAGCATCTTTAATGCTTTGCTGCATCTCAGTAATGGCACCAATAATCGGGTCAGCAATTTCTGCATCTGCTTCGGTAAATGTGGTCTTCTTTTTACCCTTTAGTAACCCAAATAGGCGACTACTCTGTGTAACTTGGAATGTGTCAATGGCTACATCAAAACCCTGTACGGTAGCTCTTAGACCAGCATCTAATACTTTAGTCTTCTTAGTGAGCAGACCTATGACTGCAGCCACTGCAGCAATAGCAGGGATAGCAGCACCTACAGCTCCTAAGCCACCCACAGAGCCACTGAGAAGCCCTCCTAGGTTAGCAAACGATGATCCGAGTCCTCCACCACTCATAACACCTGCAAAGCCAGAATAGAGACCTGCAGCAGCTCCTCCGATACCTGCCAAGAATCCACCGCCACCAATACCTGCCCCAATCATACTACCAGTGGCAGCACCTGCAGCAGTACCCATCATAGTTCCTGTAAAACCTGCTGTGATAGGTATAAATATCTTTGTAGCTAAAGCCCTAGCGACCATCTCAGCAAGCAGTCGCTTAAACATATTGGCAATATCTGATACAAAGCTCTTGAAGTCTCTAAAGCCATTCATTATGAAATCAGAGAAGACATCACTCATATCTCTGGCAAAGTCTATTCCCTTTTGAATAACCTCATTGGCTTGCTTTTGTGCAGCTATCTGCCTAGCAATAGCTCGTATCTTCTCCTCAGAGAGTTTTATATCAGCTTTTTTGTTATCTTCGAGTAACTGATAAAAGATCTCTTCTTCTTTTAGTCTTTCACCTGTTATACCAAGGAGTATGTTCTCTTGCTTTACTTGTTCCCTAAGAGCATCTATTGTATCCTGTATAGTAGTAAGGTTTTCTTTTGCTTCTCTTGCACCCTGTCCTGCATCCTTAGCAGGGGAAACAGGTTGACTCATTACCGCTAATTCATCAGCAAATCTTACGTTAAAGAGAAAAGACTCTGCTTCAAATATATTTTTAACCTTTCGAGCAGCCTCTTTAGCATTCTTCTCTATTAACTTAAGCAGATCGTCAGAAATTGTAACAGACTGACTCATTACTTCTTCGTCGTTTCTTATTCTACGTTCAAAAGCCGCTCTTTCATTAGCTTCTTGTTTCTGACGTAAAATCTCCTCTTGCTTTGCAAGATTCTTATATGCAGCCGCTTCTAAGGCAGCCCTAACTTTTATCCTATCACTAACAATCTTTGCGGTATTTTTAGCTTGTTCTTCCTCTAGTAAAGCAGTCTTTTTTAACGCGGCTGCAGTTAAAGCAGCTCTAACTTTTATTCTATCTGCCTCAATTTTCTTTTGTCTTTGTTCAGCTTCAAGTCGTCGCTTAGTGAAAGCTGACTCAAGAGCAGCTCTAACTTTTATAGCATTAGACCTTTTTTCTTCGTCTGATAGGGTTAGTTCTCCTAAATCTACTACTTCTTGTGTTTTATCTCTTATCTGATCAACTACACCTACGACATCAGCATATCTAGCGAGCAGCTCTTTAACTTCTTTAGTTACTAAGCCAGATCCCCTTAACCAAAATGCTGTTTGCTCTACAGAAGCTGCAATTTCTTCTTTAGTCTTACCTTGTATTTGACTTAGTAATTGATATGCTTGTACGAAACGACTTTCATCCTCAAAACCTAGTATATTAAAATCAGGTCTGTCTGCACCAAGTCTACCTGCAATATCACTTTTGGCTAGGAAGCTTTGATACTCTGATCTAAACGCCTCAAGAGGCCTGTCTAATTCTTCTTGTAATTTAAGAGCTGCTATCTCTTTCATTATGGAGAGAGTAGTTTCAAATTCCCTCCTTATACTTCTTGCAGCTTCAAGAAACTCTTCACTAACAGGTTCAAGCTCAACCTTTTCGATCTGATTTAGAGCTTGTTCCAAGCCCTCAAATGCATCTTGTACATCTTTAGCTCTCTTTTTCATCTCTATTAAAGGTGCAATAATAGCGGTAGCAATAGCCACACCTGCACCTGCTAAAGCTCCCCCTGCACCAAGGATACCTAATAACTGAGACATCTGTTGACCAAAGGCAACAGCTATGTTAGTACCCGACTGCATTTGTACAGCAAAGTCACCAATTTGATAACCTGCTTGCTGTAAGCCTACAGAAGCAAACCTTTTTGTTGCTTGGTTTGCCTTATAAGTTTCCATATTGTAACGGGCAAACTGATTACCACCTTTAGCAACACCTGCAGTATACTGAGCAAACTCTCTTTTAACTCTTTCAGTAGCCTCTGCAAAATCATCTGCTTCAATAGTACCTGATACATAAGCTTTTTCTATTTCTTTAAGTGTCTTTTGATATTTATCTGCAGCTACTTTAGCAGGAGCGTAAAGGTTTTTTAATCTCTCGGTTTCTTTACGTGCTTGTGCCTCAGCTTTCGCTTTTCTTTTCTGCTGCTCTATAAGTCTTTTATCACTTAAAATACGCTCTTTAGCGGTACGTAATGCTTCTTGTTGAGCCCTTTCAGATTGTTTTTGAGTAATGACACCCTGTTCAACAGCTTTATTCAGTTCTTTTACTTTTCTGGCGTACCTATTATTCTCTTGTACTAATCTAGCTGTTTGAGCACCTAGAGGTTTATATTGAGCTGATAACTTAGAAGATACCTTACCAAGACGCTCAAAGTTTGCCGCAGCATCTTTTAGCTCCTTAATACCTGTAACTTCAATGTCAAACTTAATATCAGCCATCTTGGCTCCTCATGTAAGCTGTGTCTAGCTTCTTGATTGCTTCTATGTCTCTTGGCGATAAGTAAGTATTGGTCAAACTCATCCAGGCCTGTATCTCAGTATATGTTAGTGGGTTTGGTCCACTGAAGCCTGCGGTTCGAGCGTTACTTAAATTAATAAAAGCAGACCAGATATGTTGCACCAACGTGGGAAAATGAGTGTCTTCTAATTCCTTTGGTGTAACTCCAGTCTGCTCCTCAATTTTTTCTAGGTGATCTCTTAGTGCTACGCCATCTTTATCAGTGGCGCTTAGAGTAAAGTTGTGCTCTGCAAACTCAACTAACTCTTCGATCAGGCCGTCGTAAAATCCATACTATCTGAGAAAGCCTCCTCTATTTGCTCACGTATCCAGAAGACTTCAGTAAATACTTCTTTAGCTTTTGTCACAGTTAGCTTAGGTTGTTCACCACCGTAGGTAATATCCCAAGCTGCAGTAACTTTAGCTAATAAGTCTATACCGTCTCTTTCTATATCTTGAGCACTGATCTGTGACTTAGCCTTCTTCTGCATCATCTTGATACGTCTGTCTTGCTGCTCATGAACAATCTTCTTGTACTCTTTAGAGTGTGCTGCATGGAGAGTGACAGTCATCTCAGACCCATCGTCATTAAGTAGAGGGTCTAAGGTATTAGGATGCTTTAACATGACTTCTACTGTATCAGAAGTCGGTTTCAGATTCATTAAATCCATTTCGAGTTCCTTTCGAGTTATCGGGTTATTGAAATGAGGGAAGCAGCACCCGACAACCACTTCCCTCGCCCTAGCTAGGGATTACTTACGCACCTGATTTGAGTATTTTCAAGATTGTATTATTGTCTGTTGCAGAGGACGTTAAGTCTGAAGTGTCACGAAGAGCAACAAAAGACATATTCACGATACGTGAAGTTGGTCCGTCTACACCCACATCAGCAGAGTTAACTTTGATACGTGGGAATAAGAATGTTAGTGTGTTTGTACCGTCACCAACTGATACCTCAAGTGAAGACTCTGTCTCGTTCAAGAAGCGGTTAAGTAGTGTGGCATCTTCGAAGTATGCAGATACTGTACCTTCGATGTTAATCATACCAAACTCTAGTGCAGACGCTGTACTTTCACCGATAACCAATGTTGGAGCAAAGTTGTTAGTGATAGTAAAGTCAACAGCAGTAATCAAGGTCAAGGCTGAACCTAAAGCACCTACGTTACCTAACTTGATGTCACCTGAGTAAGCATCGAAAGGTGAGTTACCTGCTGAAGCAGTTTGTGTCTTTTGTGTTTGAGATACTGACATATCTTTACCCACAATACCAAAGGTTGTTGAAACCATCTGGTTGGGAGCCATAGAGACTGACATTGTGTTAACAGTACAGCCACTGAACAAACGAGCTTGATCAATGTCTGCAGCATAGTCTTCCATTGAAAAGAACTGTGGTGTTGTACCTGCGATAGCTGCGTTAGCGACAGTTGTACCATCACCTGCAGAGAACCCTGTGGCAAAGTCATTGTCTGCCATCATAGCAGCTTGCATAAGTGTATCGAACTCAGCATGACGAAGGTCAGCTACGATGTCTCCACCTACAACTCTGTTACCGTGACGGTCAACTCGTGGCTGACGATCTGATTGAATATCTGTACCTGCAACACGATCCTTAGATAAGTTCAAAGAATGTGTGGTGAAAGGTAAGTTTTGGAAGTTTCCTGCAGGTGTTGTACCGAAAGTACTCTCTGCTAAGAAAGATAGTGTGGAACGTGAACCCTGTGCGAAGGCCATTTATATTCTCCTATTTAAATATGTACCAGCCAATATTAACTGGAACGATGTACCAAGGGGTATCTAACAAACCTACAGAGCGTTCTGCATAATCTATAGATACCAGTAAAGTTTCTGAACCTGTGTTATAACTAATGTCTGTAGTTGCTTCAAAAGCTTCTATTACAGTGTTTGCTAAGTCATCAGCAGTGTTTGGTCCAGTACCTTCGGCAGCATGACAAAGAACCCTAAATAGTCCTTGATATCTTTGCTGAGGGCCTGTACCCATTACGGAAGGTCTACGAATTGTCGGGGTAAAAACTGGTCGTAAAAAGCTAGTACCAGTTGTAGGGCTGAAAGCTACATTTTCGTAGGCAACATCAGCTATATTTTCAGTGTCAAGTTTTGTTTCTAATGCTCGACGTATGTGATGATAGATAGAAGCCATTATGTTAACACATTCCTTAACTGATCAAATATGCCGTGTCTAAGTTCAACATATTTTGCATGAGGTGCATTATTTACTATAGTAGCCCCATCTAAGGGATCTATGGTTTCTAAGCTAGATCTAAGTCTAGTTTCCATCTCATTAAGAACTAAGTCAGCGGCAACTCCTCTTTCTTTTCTGCGAGAGGTTTCTCCGCTCCCTGATCTATTCCCTCTTGTGTTGAGGTGCATAGAATTAGCATAAGCTCCTGTATCTACAGGTACACTTAAACTTAAGAAATCTATACTTTGATCTAGCGCTTTGTATATACGATTTCTTGCAGCTTGCTCAAGTCTTTTGCTTTTCTTTGCGATACGAGCTTTTTTTACTGTAACCTGCATTATTCCCTCACGTCACAGATATAACAAATAGCTTGACCTGCAGAATACATTGTAAGCACGTTAATGATATTTACTGGATCACCATTACCTACGATTAAATCTTCTGTATCAGGACTTACGGCTAACCCTAGAGCGGAAATAAGACATTTTCTCATACCACTCTCTACGTTATTTAAGTCAGATACACCTAGTTCATAGTTATAGAAGTATGCAGTCATAGCGTAATCGGTGGTAGTGGTACTTCCTACTGCACTAGTAGCAGGGTCGTAGTCACCATAAGCTTTCTTACGTAGTGTAAGAGTCTCTCCATGCTCTTCTACGAGCTTTAAGAGGTCGTATGCTCTGAAGCCCATTAGTCATAATCCCGAATGTACTGACTATCATTAGGTGGGTTGTCAAACTGTCCTTTAGAGAAAGCAGCAGAGGGTCGATCAGTAAGAGCCTGAGCTGCATCTATTGCAGCCTTAGAAATACCACCTGCTTTTAAACTTGAGGATGTCATTGAATACTTTTGACCTTGCTCACGAAGGTCATCAGACAGGGCTTTATACTGTTTAGCTAAGTCGCTATACTCTGCCGATAAAGCCCCATCTAGTTTTGTTGTAACTCTTCTGGCAAACTGTGCAGATATAGTTCTGGCTGACCAAGAAGCAGCAAAGTAGACGTTATCATTAGCTTGGGACAAGGCAAAAGTAATCTCTTCGTTCTTAATGAGCTGATCGTTAGTGTCAGTGTCACCTATTAGAAGTCTTACCACATTTAATCGACCTGCAGCCGTAGTAGTAACTAGATTAGTTTCGTCATATGTCCAAGCCATTATTCAGCCTCTAAGTGTCCGTAGTTCCTTCGCCAGGAGCGAATCAAACCTGCTTGTTTATCTTTTACCTTAGAGATTCGACATCTCTTGCGGTCATACTCTGAGTTACTTGAAGTCTTAGCTTTAACCTTTTCGTTTATAGTCTTGACTAAGATGTTTAACTGTTCTCCAGTCATTTCATCTAAGCCGTCTCCTACGGAAGGTTTAGCTACTTCTTCCAACTCTTCGTTATGATGTAGATGGTGCTCATTATACAAACGCTCAATGTTTGCTTTAGGTAGACCTCGCTCCTTCCAAGGAACGAGATCACCTTTTGCATAACGCTTACCATTCATCAGCAATCCCTGTGGATTTCTAACGAAGAGTGGCTTATCATATTGAAATGGTGGTCGGGTCATTCACCTACTCCTTATGACAAGATTGTGTTGAAGAATACACCTAGGTCAGCACCTACAACCTTTTGGTCGTAAGCCATGTTTGCTTCTAGGAGTTCTGCAACACCTTCTACACGTAGGAAATCGCCAGAGTATGAACGAATGTCGATACCATAGCCAGATGCATTATCTAACTCATTCCATGTGAAGTTGTAACCTGCTGATGGAACCATCAACCCTGCAGATGCAGGAGCGTAGTACAATGCAGCTTTCTTAGTTGCTACAAAGTCTAGTGACTCTGCTACACCTTCTGCAGAAGAGTTTTCGATTGCGTCTACGATGTAGTACTCAGCAACCTCAAAGATTTCTGCTAGTTTAGCTTGTGTCACCAAAGCAGTGTTGGTTACAGTTGCGCCACCGTTGATACGTGCAAGTACGTCTGGGTGGTTGACTAGTGTATCGTGAACGTCACGAGTTACAACCATTTTGTTTGGCTTGAAGCCACCAGATGCTTTTTGCATTGCTCTTCGAGCAGCAGTTACGTCAACGATTGGAGTTGAGTTTGTATAGTCATCCCACTGTGTGACTTCTGTTGCAGTATCGTTATCTGCATTTGCAACACCGTCATATTCTGTAGTCCAGATACTTGTACCAAAGAATGTTGACATCCAACGGCTTTCACGATCAATCAAGAGATTGTGTGTTAGCATTTCTGATGCACCTCTTCGGATGTCCAAAGCTGTGTCAGCGTTAGCTAGTGTTTCGAAGTCAAAGTCTGTTGACAATGAACGAACTTCAGCAGTGTAAGTAGCTGTTGAGAGGCTCATACCAATTCTTTGTGAACGTGTACGAGGCGCACGAGCAGTTACTTCATTACGGAAGAAGTTCTCACGGTCATAGATGTAGTACTTGTTAGTTTTCTTGTCTACAGCTACGTTTGGGAAAACCTTATCAGCGATAAAGTTATTCTGGTCTTGTAGGTACGCAATAGTCAGATTTGTTAAGGGCTGATCTATATGTACCTGTGATGCGGTTAACATAGGCATTGTTGTTATTCCTTCTTATCTATGGATTATGATTGATCAGAAGAATTGCCGCCTTGGATCAATTCGATACCGAATACTTGACCATCTGCAGCGTCTTCTAGGGCATAACCCATTGTGATTGCTGTTGCTGATGATGATGTAGAAAGCTCTACTGCATCACCTGATGTATCTGTGCAAACTTCATCACCTGCGGTAATAGTGCCACCTGCGGTAACCATTGTTTTACCAGAAATAACAACAGTTGCTTCTGAGCCTGAGGCAGGGTCATTGATAAGAACACCAATGCAACGCTCTGCGTCTGCATCAGCTAGATCTATTTGACCGTCAGCTTCAAGAGTTACAAATTTAAATTGAGAAGAAGACAGGTCCTCTCCTGCAATGAATGTACGTGTCTCACGAGATTCTTGTACAGCCATGATTACTCATCCTTTTCATAAGTTTTAGCAATAAGGGCTTTACCCTCTGCTGTTTTAGAGATGGCATCAAAAGCAGCGTATTTGTTGACACCATGCTCTGTAGCGTGTGCCTCTACCATCTTATCCAATTTAGTTTGTGGGTCATGCATGTCACCATCGACAACCTTTTCCCCAGTTTCGTCCATAGCAGCAGCAAAAGCAGCATCTGCGCCTTTAAGTGCTTCTAAGACTTTTTCATCACCTTTGACAACATCAAGCAGTTGCATAGCAACTTCTACGTCAAAATGCGGTAGTTCAGCTTCAGCAGATTTGCGTAGTTCTGTTTGACGCTTTTGTACTTCAGCTTCTTCAAGAGCTTTCAAGACAGGCGCAGGAATGTCTGATTTAACAACCATCTCACCATTCACTTCAATTGTCTCTACTTCTTCTTTCTTTTCGATTTCGTCAGCTTTGATTACAAAGCCATTCTCAATCAATGATTTGCGTAGACGCTCATTATCGACTTTAAGAGTGTCGATTTCAGCTTGAAGAATATCCTGTTCATCAATTTCAACAGGCTCCTCAGACTTTTTCATATCTTCGTCCATCATCTTCATTTCTTCTTCAGCCATTTTCATAGCTTCATTATAGTTCATACCTTTGTCCATGTTCTCACGAATCTTGGCACGAACAGCAGGAGGAAGATTATCTAAATTCTTTTCCTGCTCTTCAGTCATTTTGTATGCTTTTTCCATAGTTTCCTCTTTGGAATCTCGCTTAAATAAAGCAACCTTGGCAGACGCATTAGCAGGGCGATCCACCAGAGATAACTCATCAAGCTCTAGTTGTTTAAGAAGGTTCATCTAATTTCTCCTTAATCGCACGACCACCAATGCTGAAGGCCGCAAGTTCCCCAGATTTAACCATCTTCCAGACGTTATCATCGTAGACTTTGTAAGCTACAACCCATCCTTCACGGTCACTCTGGATGCCAAGGCTATCTCCAATCTCTTTTGTGATTGGTAGGGAATGAATAACCATCCCTGTCTGTTCGCCTGTGTGCATTGTTTTACCAACACGTACATTTTCCATGAAATCATTCACGGCTTTAACTAACGTGTCTGGTTCGATTACGTCACCCTGACGGTCAACTACTCGTTCACCTTTCTCAGTAATGACGGAAGCCC